GGTCACGGCAAAGCTCGGTTAACGCAATATTACAGTATTTGTGAACTTTAGGGAAATAGTTTAATAAGAGTATAAAATTAATAATAGTTTAATAAGAGTATAAAATTAATATTAGTAATATAAAATATTAAAATAATAGATCGATAGGCCGAAACCCTATCGCTCGATAACACAATGGTGTGTTACGATTTGCTCTTTAGCCGCACCGATAAACACTAATTTTTAGGGTAGAAAAAATGATTAAAAAGCGTTTGTTCAATACGATTGATCGTAGGTGCGGCTGTTTAAAAATAAACCTTTATCAAAGGAGCATATAAATGGATGATAATTTGAAACCTAGTAAGCCTGGTTATTATTGGTGGGAAAACATAGCAGGAGAAAATCACATAGCATATTTTATGTATAGCAACAACGGTACACTAATAACAAACGGCCTGATACCGAGATTCACAGTACTGTATGACGCTCTTGTAGACTGTACAGTGGATGAGTTTGAGACCGGTTGCAATTTTAAACGTTGGCTCGGACCGGCCTATCCTTAGTTAAAAGGAGTTTTACAAATGGGTTATTATAGAAATGATTCACCAGTATCATTGGGAAAGGCCCGCGTTATTGCCCTGGGCGAAAAAGTGGTTTATTTAGAAGTCGCGCATCGTGGTACTATATGTGTACCCCAGGATGCCGTATGTTATAGAAAGTTTATGCATATTATACCGGACTGGGAAGAAGTGTTTGTTAAAACATGGTTTTTAGATATAATAAAAACAACATTTTTGGGTCAGGATAAAATTAATGAAGCGAATAAAAATAACTGTTGATTTAGAATTTTATATAGAAGATAATACTAAGTTTGTTGCCTTTGATAAAACAGGTGTGCTAGTACAAAGTAGTGTACCTATGAAACGAGGCAAAAACGGAGAGTGGGAGGCCAGCACAAGAAGAAATATTTTAGACGATGATCTTATTTATGAGATTCACGAAATAATTAATTGGAAAAAAACTTTAAGGGAGATTTAAAAATGAAAAAAGTAAAACTTGAAATTGAAGTAGATGTACAAGACACAACGAAGTATGTAGCGGTGGATAAGGATGGAACTATCATAGAGAGCGAGTATAGTATGGTAGCTCCGGACGATAGTATTGTGTGGATAGCAGAGAATTGTGGAGGATCTGAGTGGACTGAGATAGACACTATTTCAAATTGGAGAGATACTTTGACTGAGGTGTAGTGTGACAAGTAAAAAGCCTTGGTTAAAATTTATGGAGAGCTTACCTTTTGTAGAAGATCCACCTGGGCCACAGTGGTTAAGCCCGATAGTTTACTCAAGTCGTGCCGAGACCGTGCCACAAGCCGTTCGACGCGCTGTGGAAAAAGGTACTATTAAACGAGAGCATTGCTTAGCAACTGGTAATAAAATTCGAGCTGGGTATAAGCTATTGATAAACTGGAATGAGACGGCATATAATTATATACGAACACGACATAAACGATCTTGGCCCGCTGATTTTGACATTGATTCTGGAGAGTACAGACCAATCCCCGTGGGAAAAAGTAAAAAGAAGATTACGAAAAAGAAAGTTACGAAAAAGAAAACAGTAAATTTAACTGAACTAGATTTAATAGACAATATTCAGGATGCTAAACTTGCTATGGAGAAGTTAAAAATAGCAGAACGTCAAAGGGACTACGACATTGCTGATAATAAATTAATACCTATTGAATCAGTTGTTGAAATTTGTGTATCTTTAGCTCACGCTATTAAGTCTCAACTTATGCGCTTTATTGTTTTAGCTTCTTCAGATTTATTGGCTTGTACCGAGATTAATGAAGTACGGAAAACTTGTGAGAGATATTTTAAAGATGTTTTATCGGAAGTGGAAAGCATTATTAAAATAAAAGATCACATAGAAAAAAATAACGAATAGATATGCCTTCCGGTAGACCTAAGAAATTAAAGAGTATCGATAGTGTTGATAAAATAACGACACCATTAAAACAAAAAGAAATTATTCAATCGGTTGCAAATGCTTTAATAATACAAGATACTCCGGATTTAGATATTTGGTCAGACGAAAATCGTTTTCTACCGCCCGAGACTAGTTCTGAACATGGTAAATGGCGGACATCTAGATTTCCTTTTTTGCGTCGTGTCATGAAATGTTTATCCGCGAGTTCAATTGCGCGTGAGATTGTATTTGTTAAAGGCGGTCAGCTTGGCGGTACCGAATGTGCAATAAATTGGTTACTGCACAGTACTGTTTGTGAGCCAGGTCCATCGGCGTATATCCAGAAAACAATAGACGCGGTAAAAGCTTTTGTTAAACAAAAATTTCGTCCCGCTATTAGACACTGTAGTGCTGTTGCCTATACGCTTGGTGATAAGAAACCAACAGGTTATTCCAACGCTATTTTAGATATGGGTTATCCGGGAGGTTTTATTTCTTTCGGTCCGGCCAATTCATCCGACTTTTTAAAATCCAAATCACTGTTGCGCGGTGTGTTGGATGAAGAAGATCAATATGAATTGAGTATCGATAACCAGGGGTCACCTCGTTTAATGCTTAAAAAGAGGATGGCGAACTTTCCAAATTCAAAGTTACTTAGGATAAGTACTCCTGTGTTGAAAGAGCTCTCCACAATTGAACCAGGTTTTCATGAAGGTTCAGAAGAGTTGTATTATGTTCCTTGCCCAAATTGCAATCCTGACGCAAGTGATACGAAGTTTATGTTTGCTATTGAGCATGATAATATTAAATGGTCTAAAGAGATAAATCCAAAAACAAATGCACCTATTAGAGTGTGGTGCGAATGTCCTTCTTGTGGATATGAGATAGACGAGTCAAAGCACAAAACATGGATGTTAAAAAAAGGTGATTGGTTTTCAACAAAAAATTATGACGACCCAGAAACACCACTATCTAGATACCGAGTTGGGGATGTTGAATTTCCTTCGTTTAGGCTACCTTCTTTTTATTCTCCGCTTGGCTTCTATTCTTGGTATGACGCGGCTCATGATTTTTTAGAGTATAAAAGAACTGGTGATATTTCCTTATTGCAGGTTTATATCAATCAATGTTGCGCTGAAACTTTTTCATTAACTGGTAGTGACATTGATCATACTGGCTTATATATGCGTAGAGAGTCTTATAGCGGCTCAAAGAATTTATTCGATGTTCCGAACGAAGGACTATGCTTAACAGCTGGTGTTGATGTTCAGGATGACCGCTTAGAAGTCGAGGTTGTAGCCTGGGGAATATTAGAGGAGTCTTGGTCTATAGATTACAAAGTATTACCTGGTGATACAGCTTTGACAGGAAATATTTATGGTATGCTACCAAATGGTCAGCCAACAGTGTGGAGACTACTACATGATTATTTAAGCAAGCGATGGCGGCATGAGTCTGGTGTGGATATGCCGGTCGAAGTAACAATGATTGACTCCGGGGGTCATAGGTCTGATGAAGTTCATCAGTTTTGTAGGCCTCGTGAAAATTTGAGAATATGGCCTATTAAAGGCCAAGGCGGTTGGGGAAATGGTTTGTGGAGACGTTCTACACGACGGCATGAAAAATATAAAACAATAGACTATCGTTTATTCGTTGACGAGTTAAAGTCCAAGCTTTACGCATTTCTTCGTATTCAAACACCTGGACCGGGGTATTGTCATTTTCCTAAGAAGGATGTTTACTCGGAAAAATATTTTAAAGGGTTGACTTGTGAACGATTACAAACGCGCACAGTTCGAGGTCAACAACAATTGTATTGGGACACTCCGCCCGGTGCGCGTAACGAGCCATTAGACTGCCGAAACTATGCTTACGCCGCGTTTTCTGCATACGGTATAGATTTATTTAAAAGAGCATCAGTTGGATTGCAAAGTATATTTGGTAGCATGGCACGGGTTAAGAAAATAAAATTACGCAAAGGTAGTAGAGGTTTGTAATGGCTATAAATGTATTAAGCTTATTTGATGGTATTAGTTGTGGACAGTTAGCTTTGCGGCGATCCAAAATAGCTGTTGCTAATTATTATGCTAGTGAAATTTGTAGTAAGTCTATTGCGTTGACTAAACGTAATTGGCCTAGCACAAAGTTCTTAGGGGATGTAAGAAAAATACGTAGTAATAGTAAAATAAAAATACATTTGTTATTGGGAGGTAGTCCTTGTCAAGGATTTAGTTTCGCAGGGAAAAATTTAAATTTTAAAGATCCGCGTAGTAAATTATTTTTTCATTATGTACGTTTGCTAAGGGAATGTTTGCCTACATTTTTTTTGTTTGAGAATGTGCGTATGTCAAAAAAAAGTATAGATATTATAAATAAATATTTATGTGTTGAACCAATAGAGATCAATAGTAATTTAGTTAGTGCACAAAATAGAAAAAGATTATATTGGACTAATATTCCTAATATTGAACAACCTAAAGATCGTAATATAAAATTAAAAGATATACTTGAAACCGACAATTTAAAATTACAAAACTACAAAGTACCTTATACGAAAAGTAGAGTTGCTATGTGGGAAGGTAAATGTAAAAACATAACATACGAAGATAAATCTAGTTGTGTAACAACTAAGCAAGATCGTTGGTCTAACGCAGGTTTAATAGCTTTTGAAAATTTTTGTCGTTTTTTAACTACTATTGAGCTAGAGCGCTTACAAACTTTACCCGATAATTATACACGTATGTTTGGTTTAAGTGATTTAGATCGTCAAAAATTAATAGGAAATGCTTGGACTGTAGATATAATATCGCACATTTTAAATCATACTAAGAAATAACTTGACGTAAAGAATAAATTTTTATATACATCTTTATAGCCAATCTCCTTGTCTCCGAAACCCTTGTAGATCCATTCCTACAAGGGTTTCTTTTTCTGTTTTCAAGTTATATATTATATATTTTGTATTTGTTTCATTTGGGTTTTGTGCCCAGTTGTGCAGATAGAATTATTGTTGACAAAATTTTTGAATTTTTTTATGCACTTAGTTAGTGAGGTGTTGCCTTGGCTACATTGGCCGAAAGAATTACAGAGACTGAAACTAGACTCGCTATGTATATCGCGGCAGAACAGGCAATCGTGAAGGGTGGACAGTCTTACTCGATTGGTAATAGATCTTTAGATCGTGGTGATTTAAAAGAAATACGTCGGGCTATTATACAATTAAATAATGAATTAAATGTGTTAAATAATGGATATAGACTACGTATGCAAAGAGTTGTACCTAGGGACGGAGTTTAGTGTTAACACCAAGTATTAAAAAGACGGTACTTGATAAAATAGTTTCTTATTTTTCACCTAGTGCAGGTATGAGACGTTATCAACAGCGCCTTAGGATAAGCGCTCTTGAGCAGAATGGCTATGTCATCCCCGGGTCGAGGCGAAAGGCTATGAAGGGCGTGACGGTGACCCCTGGCAGCCCTCGTCGCGACATCACTGATAAGCACATGCACATGGCTGGTTTGTCGCGAGACTTAGCGATGAACTCACCTCTCGCGGCGGCAATATTGGATCGTCTTAAAACAAATGCGGTAGGTGCTGGATTGCAGGTGCAGTCACGTATTGATGGATCTTTTTTAGGTATTAGCAATGATGAATTAGATAAAGCAAAGTTAAACTTTGAACGTATGTTTGATATGTGGGCGAATAGTTTTGCGGCTGATTATGAATATCAACATTCATACGGCGTAATGCAGTCATTAGCATTTTTTAATATGCTCATGAGTGGTGATTTCTTTTTTATGCTGGTTTATCGTGAGCCACGTGAGAAAGGTTTTCCGTTTGGTACATGCGTAAAATTGATAGACGCTGATTTAGTGCGTAATCCTAATTTTACTGACGTATACAGTCAAGATGTTGAAGGTGGGGTGCAATTAGATAGTAATGGCAATATTGAGGGATATTGGGTTTGGAACACATATCCGAATGAGACTATTGCTATGAAAAAAGTTGGCAAACCAACTTTTATACCATTATTTAACTCTGCTGGTCAGCAACAAATTTATCACGTATTTGATCCGAAGCGATTTCATCAACGTCGCGGTGTTCCGCATTTAGCACCGTCGGCTGAATTGTTAAAACAATTGACACGAATATCGGAAGCCGAAGCCATGAATATTTTGGTCAGTAGTTTTTTCACAGTATTTGTTAAAGATGCGTCGGGTATGCCTACGTATTTACCAGATGCTTTACCACCCGAAGAAACGGTTACTGGTGGTGGAACTTATGGCCCGGGCGACTCAAATATATACGATAAAAATTTGTATGATGGTAATGATCTCGAGATGGGTTATGGAAATGTTCTCTATTTAGATGACAATAAAGATATAACGATTGCGGACCCGAAAAGAACTGATCAGGATTTTTCGACCGTTTGGAATGCGCTGGCTACTCAAGCAACGGCTGGATCTAATATGTCTATAGAACACGCTCAATTGAGATATGACACTAGCTATACAGCGGCACGTGCGGCTAGAATAGATATGTGGAATATATATGCTTATATGCGTAATTTATTAGTTAATAAGATGGATCAAATAGTATACGAGCGTGTTAGCGAGGAATCAGTTGTTCGAGGTAACTTGTTTGCTAAGGGTTTTCTTGACGATTATGCTAGAAAAAAGGCTTGGTGCAGATCTGCATGGATCGGTCCTGGACAAGGTTTCTTGAATCCACTACAAGAAGCCAAGGCAGCAGCTGTTGCAATAAATGCTAATATAGGTACGCGAGAGGAAGCCTACGCGTTATCAACTGGTAATAGATGGGAATCAGCTATGACACGAAAAGCGAGTGAACAGAGATTAATGGATACGCTGGGCTTAGTCGACGAGGTGTCAAAAGGCGATTTGTCCGGAACAGGAAATACACGTGTATAGCCATATACTAAACGAAATATCTAAAAATTATTGGGCTATATCGAGTCAAGCATTTGCTTCATTATTGGATATTGTTAATAGGGACGATTTAAGCAAAGAACAAATTAATAGTTTACATACTCTTAATGACGATATAAAAGTAAATGCTTTTTCTCTATTAGGCGATTCCGTAGAAGGAACTCAGTATAGCTCTATACTAAATCGTACTGGTTTTATAACGATATATGGGCCAATCGTTCCTAGATCTAGCTACTTTTCACGTGCCAGTGGTGTAGCGTCGTATACCAGTTTGATTGATGAATTTAAATCGTTGGAAAACAATTCGAATATTGATAGAATTGTTTTTATTCTTGACACACCGGGCGGCTCTACGACAGGTGTCAATGACTTATCATCTTTGATTTACAATAGTAAAAAAGAAACTGCTAGTTTCGCTTGGATGGCAGCAAGCGCTGGTTATGAAATAGCGAGCGCCACCGATAAAATATATGGGCCGGCGACCGGTATATTTGGATCTATCGGAACAGTAGCGACTATTCGAGATACGAAAAAAAGAGATGAGAAAAACGGTGTTATTCAATACGAGATAGTTTCTGCTCAATCTCCTTATAAGCGTGCCGATGTTACGACTGAAGAAGGTCGTGCTGTAATACAAAACTTGGTTGATAATATGGCACAGCATTTCATAGAGAACGTGGCAAAGTATAGAGGAATATCGTCAGAAACAGTTCTAAATGATTTTGGTAAAGGTGCGATCTTTTCAGGCAACGAAGCTATTGAGAGAGGTATGATTGATAATGTTTTACAGATAAATGACTTTGTGAATTTAATTACAGATATTAGTGACAGTAATAGACTGTTCACGCTTAACAATAGTAAGGAAAACAATATGAGTAATGAGGTAACAAAATTATCGGTAGAGGAAACTACGGTCGATACTTTGCGGTCAAGTCATCCTAAGCTCGTTAAAGATATAGAGCAATCGGCTATCGATAGCTATGTATCAAAAATACAAGCAATTGAAGCGTTAGCGGATGAGTACAAAGAGTATGGTAACAACGTGTACTTGGCTGTTAAAGATACTGTTGACACGCTTAAATACGACAGTGATGCAACTATCAACAGTATCAGTATAGCTATAATCAAATCGGCCAGTACAGCATTTAGAGACCAAACAAATAGTTTTAAGAATGACGTGGATGAAGCAACAGATCTTGCGAATAAAATCGGATCACAAAGTCCACCTAACAACACTGTGGATAAAGAGGTCGAAACAACAAATAGATTAGTAGCTGCTGGTAAGCACTTAGGAGGTGAATAATGTCTACTACCTCTACAGTATCGAGGGATAACTTGTTTGCAGGGGACTATCCTATTATTCGAGGAACGGTAACAGTTGCCGCTTCTCAGACGGCCGCTAGGGGTGCGGTTGTTGGGAAGATTACGATTGCGGCCGGTACCGCGGCGGCGGGAAGTAACACTGGTGATGGCGCGATTTCCGGATTTGCGTTGGCTGCTGGTGGACCGGCTAAGATCGGTACTTATGTCGCGACCTGTGTTGAAGCAGCTTCTGATAGCGGTATTTTTGAAGTTGTTGATCCGGATGGTATCTTGATCGGTACATTGACGGTGGCTGGAACGTTTACCGGGGGAGGTATTACGTTTGCGTTGGCTGACGGCTCTACCGATTTTATTGTCGGTGACTTGTTTAATCTTCCTGTCGAAGCTGGCAGTGGTCAGGTTAAGTTGCTAGATACAACAGCGACAGACGGATCGCAAAAATTTTATGGTGTTCTACTCGAAGCTGTAACGACTGGTGGTGGTGAAACAGCGCCAGCGGCAATTGCTAAGACAGGTGAATTCTTGTCGCAAGGTCTTACATTTGGCGGATCTACTGTGGTTGCTGATGTAATTGATGACATGAGAAGTAACAGCTGTTTTGTACACACGTCTTACGCACTTGAGAATGTGCAGGTATCTTAGGAGAATTAAATGACTGATCTTACAAACCAATACACACCTCGAACAATGGTTGATGCTATGCGGCAAATAGCTAGACCAACTACGTTTTTATATGAAAAATTGGGCTTAATGAGCTCTGCAAAAATAAAGAGGCACAACACTAAATACATTGAACTGGACAAAGTGTTCGGTAATCAGCTTGTAGCTGGGTATGTTAACAGACACGGTCCTGCTCACGTAGTTGGAAAGCTCGGTTACAGTAATGTAATCCATGTGTCTCCGTATCTTAAAGAAAAATATGTCTTTACTTCTGAGGATACTGAAGTCAGAGATCCAGGGATGACAATTTATGATGGTATCGCTAATATTGATGCGGCCGTCATGAATGCACTTAATGTATTGCGTGATCGATTTATTCGTATCGACGAACTACAAATTGCACAAGCTCTTCAGACAGGCAAGATAACAGTAAGTGGTGACGGTGTTTCTTTCGAAATTGATTTCGGCCAAGATGCTGGCCACCTGATTACACTTTCTGGAACTGCCCGTTGGACAGAATCAACATCTGACAAGCTCACACAGATTGGTACTTGGTGTTCGTTAATAGAAGATAAGGGGGCACCGACTCCCACCTGGATGATTGGTGAAAAGTCCGCAATTCAAAATCTTATTTCTGATACAAACGTAAAAGCGTTTCTAGATAACAGAGCAATCGAAATAGGTTCTATCAGGCCGCAGTATTTGAGTGCACAGAGAGCGACATATGTTGGTACGCTCACTTATATCGGTTATAGCCTTGATTTGTATACGTACCAAGGTCTGTACGAAACAACAGATGGATCGACTGTCACAACGAATCGTTATATGACTACGTCGAATGTTATTCTTGGTAGTGATAATGCCGACGTTCGTAAGCACTACTGTAAAATCGAGAACTTGAAAGCAAAAGATCTCGGTTTCCGGGCGGATATGTTCCCGCTTATGGTTGAGATGGAAGATGGTAGCGCAGCTTATGTACAGCTGGAATCAGCACCGATGGTTGGCTTGCATCAGCCTAACGCTTTCGTTTGTGTCACAACTACTTCGGCGAGTTAAATCATGTCACGCGTACGGATAATTTCAAACTGCTGTATAGACCATGATGGCATTTGTTACACGAGTGATGATGGTTGGTTTAATCTTCCGTGCAAAGCAGCAAAATATTTTGAGTCTAAGGGTTCTGTAGAAATAAGAGCATCAGATGATGAAGACGTCATTTTAGGGGATAATAAAGTATCGGTAATAGACGATTTAGATGAGATAGATTTTGACTCTCTTTGTACGGAAGAAGTAGCAAAAGAAAAAAAGCAAAAGAAAAACAGAAGACGAAAAAAGAATTAAACTATGCTGTCCGAAATATATACTAAAACTCTGTGGCAAATTTTCAACGGGAATATTGATTATACGAATGATGAATTTGCTGCTTATTTAATTAGCTACACCGCTTATACTCCGGATTCGGATAATGATACAGACATAGGTGATATTTCGGACAGCGCCATTTTGGCGACAGCAAATGTAACAGGAAAATATATTGATGATCTTAATTTATATGCCGATTCGATAGTTTTTGAATCTGTGGATAATACTGGTGTTGATGGTGACGCTATAGTTATTTACAAAAAAGGAACAACTGTATCTGATAGTTTTCTTTATATGATTATCGATAGCAGTAAATCAATCACACTTCCTGTTACACCTGATGGAACTGATATAGTTGTTAATTGGCCAGTCGAAGGTTTAGTAGAAATAACAAAGTCATAATGCCAACTGTAACAATAGATTCTTCGATAAGTATAGATTTAGCTGTACAGCAAATTTCTGTATTAAAAAAGTCAATAGATTTTTTTAAGAATTTAATCTATTCAGATGACTTTATAAACAATTGGCTGAATACAAATGAGTTTGCGGTTACAGTAACATATCAGCACGCTATTGCTCGAACAGATGCGAATTATTCTTGTTTGTTTGATGATCCCCATGTTTCTTTTACTGTAGGTGAAGATCCTGGAATAAATAATTTAAGACCACAAATTATGGTCTCCACAAGTGATTTAAAAGTTCGGCCAAATAAAAGTGACTATGTTTTCGTCGAAGGTAAAAAATATTTTGTTGACGACTATGAACAAGATGGTGTCGGAACAACAACAATATATCTGAGGTCTGCATAATGTCTTTTAAACTAGTTCAACGTGCAATTATTAGACGGTATATACAGGATATGCTTATTGCTGATGTTGATATAGCGGATCGTGTTTTTACATCACGGCCTAACTCCGATTTATTTTTAGAAGAGTTACCAGCCATAAATATTCATTATGGGGAAGAGACAGCGACTCCTAACGTAGGTAACGATTTTTTTGTTTCTGAGTATAAAAAAATTGTTGAAGTAAATATTACTATTTGTGTTTATGATCAAATTAAGATAAACGAGCAACCGGTCAAAACAAAACGTGGTCAGGATTATTTAGATTACTTAAGTTGGCAAGTTGAGCGATCATTTAGAAATGATCTTCGTTTGGCGCGTCGTTTACCAGATTTTGACGCCGATACAAATTATATGGGCTTGATTCACTCGAGTAAATTATTGGGAGTTTTGACATACGATATAGACACAAAAAATGATATTGGTTGTCTAGGCAGTATGCTGAGATATGAACTAGTCTATGATGAACCGGGCTATATGGATAATATATATCCAGACTTTGAAGAAGCTTACATTACTACATAGGTACAGTAGATGAAAATTTTTGTAAAACCGAGTAGACCAGATTTAATTGTGAAGGATAAGTTTGATCGAACAATACCATCCAATGGAAAGAGTGTTTGTTATGACGTGTTTATTAAGAGATTACTAAAAAGTGGTGACTTAGTAAAAACAAACAAACCTAAAAACATAAGTAAAAAACAAGAGGAAAACGATGCCAACAGCCGTACCAAGTAATATCATTATACCGTTTGTCGGGATTAGCTTCGACAACTCTTTATCTGGCGCTGCCTCGTCGGATGTTCCGGTCAAATTACTGTTGATAGGGCAGCGTACATCCTCTGGTAGTGTAGCAGCTGAAATAGTTTATCTAGCTACAAACGCTAACGATGTTGGAGCCAAGTCTGGGTTTGGTTCTCAGTTGCACAGGATGGCTTTGTTTGCTACGGCAAACAACAAGACAGTACCTATGTATTGTGTTGGGCTTGACGATGCTGCTACATCGACAGCGGCTACATCTGTGTGGACATTAAGTGGGACGGCCACAGCTAGCGGAGAGTATGTAACATATGTTGGAGGACAGCGTTATGCGGTAGGTGTTTCTATCGGGGACGCCGCCGCAGATATACAGATTGCGTTGACAACAGCTTTAACAGCTGATGTTAACAATTTACCTGTTACCGCTGCCGATGATGCAAGCGGCGAGATGACGCTTACTGCCAAGAACAAAGGTATAGCGGCTGGTGATCTTGATGTACGATTTAATGCTAATTTAGGTGAACAGTTGCCGGCAGGTTTGTCACTAACATCAGTTACATTTACTGCTGGAACAGTAGACCCCGATGTCGCAGACGCATTAGCTGTACTAGGTTCAGATTGGTTTAATGTTATAGCGCAACCGTATACGGATAACACCAATATGAATCTTATAGAAGCTTACCTTGATAGCGTTAACGCTCCTATGGAAATGCGTGACGCAATGTGCTATCAATCTCTTCGGGATACGCTAGCTAACACTATTACGTATGGTTCTGACACGACAAATAGAAATAGCGAATGGATGGTTACGTTAGCTGTATATAAAAGAATGCAAAGTACATTCGAGATTGCATCCGAGGTTGCGGGTTTGACCGCGGTATCTATTCAGGATGACCCAGCAGTACCACTGCATAGGATGAATCTAATGAAAACGACTGCTCTTGATACAATAGATAAGTGGACAGCTGTTGAACGTAATTTGTTGGCTTTGTCTGGTATAGCTACGCTTTCTGATGATGTTGGTGTACAAACAGAAGCGACCGTCACTATGTATTTAAAAAACGACGCGGGCGCTGATGATACATCGTATCAACAGCAAAATACAATGTTTACCTTAAGCTCACTTCGTTATCGCTTTAGAAACTGGATTCTGTCTCGGTATCCCAGAGCAAAGCTTGCGTCTAACGCAGATTTAATAGGACCCGGGCAACAGATAATGACTCTTGATACGGCGAGAGATGAGGCAGTTGCTTGGTTTAAGCAAGCGCAACGTGATGGACTTGTTGAGCCTTCTCCTGCAGCGTTGACACAATTTAAAGCTGATTTAATTGTGGAAAGAGATTCTGGTAATGCAAATAGAATAAATTGGATCTTACCGCCCGATCTGATGAACTTATTCATTGTCGGCAGTTCTGTAATTCAATTCCGACAGTAAAGGTGTTAATACAATGGGTGTCAAAAGGATAGCAGGATTTTTCGAAATTAAATATAACGGCATTAGTGTAAACGGTAGAGGAGACTTTACATTTAATCCAGGTCAACCGAAAAGAGAGGCCTTAATAAGCTCACGTACTGTTGACGGCTTTTCTGAGAAGGTTCAAGCTCCAACATTAAAAGGGATGATCACAGACTTTGGTGATTTACATGTTGTCGACGATATTTTGAATATGGTCGGTGCAACTGTCACTGTAAAATCTGGTAATGGTAAAACGTATATGCTAGAAGATGCTTGGTATTCTGGTGACGGGGAAATTAGCTTTGAAAACGGAACTGTTCAGTTTGAATGCACAGGTGTTAGCGCTGAGGAAATGGGTTAAATGACGAAAGAAAAACTAGTAACATTACCGCGCACTATTACATTAAGTAAAGAAGTGACTATCGGTAATAAGGTAATCACACAGATAGAATTTGTGCGAGAACCGACAGCTGGATCGCTCGGTAAGCTGCCTATCATGACTGAACATCAAAACATTGAACATTTTTTTCCAGTAATAGCTGCTATGACCGATCACCCAACCGTGGTTATTGAGAGACTCAGCTTTAAAGATTTTCAGAAGTGTCTGGCGGTAACACTCCCTTTTACGCAAGATTCGGAGATTGGCGACATGACTTCCGATTAATTGCAAGAATGTATAGATGGACACCGTCAGAGCTCAAAAAATTGACTGCCGATGAGTTAATTTTTTGGAGCAAAGCAGCTAAAGAATACGCAGAAGGTCGCTATTAATGCCTACGCTAGCACCAGTAAAAGTTGATATTATTGGAGGTGACCAGTACACTAAGACTTTTAGCAATATGACTAAAAGTTTAAAATCTATTAGTGGTAAAGTTACTGCTACAGGTAAGTCGTTAACGGCTGGTTTAACTGTTCCGATAGTTGGTGTAGCGGTTGCCGGAATTAAAATGTCTAACGACATGAATAAAGCTATGGCCAACGTTGGTACGCTTATTCCGGGACAGCGTGATCGTTTAGAAAAATTAAAACAGAGTGTCTTGGACTTAGGGGTAGCTACTGGTGCGAGCTCACAGGATATTGCTGACGGTCTATATGAAACTATATCTGCATTTGGTAGCGCGGAAGACCCGATGAATAAATTGGCAATCGCTACTCGTATGTCGGTTGCAGGCATATCCACAGTTAAGGATTCGCTAAAACTTGTGTCGGCTGTAACTAAAGGTTATGGTGATACTAGCGACGCGGCCGCGCAACAAGTCTCGGATATGGCTTTCAAGACAGTAGAGTTGGGGCAAACTACCTTTCCTGAACTAGCTGCTTCTATTGGTAACGTTGTACCATTAGCGACAACACTTGGTATAAAACAAAAAGAATTATTTACTGGATTTGCGACACTAACAGGTGTCACAGGAAATGCGTCTGAAGTTTCTACTCAATTTGCTTCTGCACTAGGTGCTTTTATAAAACCGTCTGCTGACATGACTAAAACCGTAAAGAAATTAGGTTACGAGTCATCTGTTGCGATGGTAAAAGAATTAGGTTTGAAAGAATCTTTAAATAAATTAAATGAAACAACAGGCGGTAGTGAAATAAAATTAGGTAAATTATTAACGCGAAAAGAGGGACTAAATTTAGCATTAACTCTGTTGGGACCGCAGTCTGCTAATTTTACCGAAAAATTAAAACAGATGGGTCAAGCAGCTGGTGCTACAGACAAAGCGTTTGCCGAACAGAATGATGGTATTAACAAAACAGGTGCTGCGTTTAATCAATTGACAGAGATTGGTTGTAAGTTTTTAGTACAGATAGGTGATAAGCTAGCACCTATTATATTGAATATTTTAAAAAAGCTACAACCGTTTGTCGATACTATATCAAATCTATCAGACGAGACTCTAGAGTTTGGTTTAAAACTTGGTGGTTTGCTCGCAGCGGTTGGACCCGTACTGCTCATTGTTGGTAAATTGGGTGGTGGTGTGTCTGGCTTAATGGCTTTGATTGGTGGGGCTGGTGGTTTGGGTGCTGTGTTTGCAGCTTTGACGGGTCCAGTTGGTATAGCTATCGCCGCTGTTGCTGCGTTTACTGCGGCCATGATTTATTTATGGGATGAGATTGCTCCAATTAGAGAAGCTGTGTTGGATCCGATAAAAAATACAATTGCTGATATAGCTAATGTTTTATCTTTTTCCACAGATGGTGCTAGCAGTTTTGGGGCTTCGATAAAAGATTTGACAGCTAAGATTTCGAGTCTCATCGCACCAGTTATAAAAGTAGCGGTATCGTTGTTTCTAATGCCATTGCGAATGATTGCACGTTGGGTTCGTATTGGTATTGAAGTATTTGGTATACTCGGCAAAGTTTTTTCCACTGTGTGGAGTGTAATTAAACTAGGTATTGGCTATATTTCAAATCTGTGGAAAGAGTTTAAAGAAGGTACGGTGGTTGGACAGATATTGGTATCAGCTTTTAATACTGTTGCGGAAGTTGTTGGTAAAGTTTGGGAAAAGATAAAAGGCTTGTGGGATGTCGTAACAGGGTTTTTCGGTACCATTGGTGAAGTATTATCTGATTTAAATGATGAGGTAACCATAGCTGTTAAGAAACAAGAAGAGAAAACCGATGGAGTCAAGGCTAAAGCAGAAGTTGATGTAAAGAAATCGGGTACAACAAAAGAAGATAGCGATATAATACAAAACCCACAACTGTTAGAGTCATTATCACTAAAAGAGCAAAAAGCATCTTTTGATATTAGTATAAAAGGTTTGGGTCAAGGGATGTCTGCTGAAGTAACAAATGCTAAGGGAGGAAAAATAAAACTGAATACTAAAGGCGGTATAATGGAGGGGAACATATAATGGGTTGGAAAGAACAGTATTTGCCAGCGTCGTTCGGAAGTGTTCCTTTTTATGCAAAAGTATCATCTGTCAAAGGAGGTCGACGTCTCGTTACACATATGTATCCACAGTCTGACACGGTGGAACATGAGGATTTAGGGGCTGACGACACTAAATTTTCGTTTAACGCCTATATAGTTGGTGACGATTATTTTTCAGCACGCGATAAGCTTGAAACTGAATTTAGAAAAAATACGGTTGGAAGATTGGTTCATCCGTTTCGCAACGCGATAAATGTCAGAGTCGAATCGTATGCTTTGACTGAAGAAGCTGATCGCGGCGGTGTTGTTTTTTTTAATGTTACATTTGTATTAGATCCAGAGCCTGCTTTAGCTGTTGTTGCGGATACAAAAAAACAAGTCGAATTGGTTAGCGCTGAATTAGATGTTGCCGTCGCTGACTGGTTTGAAGCTGTTTATGATATTGATAATATTTCTTTTGGTATACTAGATGATATTTTAGATACGCTCGATAGTGTTTTAGGTGTACTTGATAACGTAAAAAAAGCCGCTGCTACTGCGGCCGCTTTTAAACGACAGATTAGTAATATTCGTGGCAAGCTTATTTCGTTGCGAGTAAACGCGGGAGCTATAGCGTTCACCATGAAAGGTGTTGTAGATTTTGCTGTCGATACTGCTGATGACTTAGGTAATTTATTTTCAGCTAAAGATCAAAGTCGAGAGCAAAAACAAATATATGATAGTACTAAGACACCATATACAAGCAATGTTACCTCAGACGTTGCTGAGAATTCAAGCTATCCATCAAAACAAATAAGGAATTTGGTAGCCTATAATACAGTCGCATCTACAATGAAGCTTATGACAAAGATTAATTTTAAATCATCTAAGGATATAGCTGATGAACAAAAAATATTATTTGCGTCTATAGATGAGTTGTCTAATGATAGCAGTATTGATGACACTATTTTTTCTGTGTTGCGAAAAGCCAGGGCGGTTGTATATAAATATTTGAGTGAAGAGGTTGAAGAGTTACCTAGTATTATAACTATTACTCCACAGAGAAGTCGAAATACTTTAGAGCTGGCCAATGATTTTTATGGAAATATATCAGAGGAGCAAATCCTTATAGATTTAAACGGGATTATACATCCGGGTTTTATACCGAAGCATGTAGAATTTTATTTGAGAACTAGGGTATGAGCACTGTTGAGATAGAAATAGGTGGCCGGTTGTTTTCAGGGTGGAAGTCTGTTCGTATAGACACGGATATTGAATCTCTCTCGTCTAGTTTTTCCGTAGGTGCCCGCGATAAAGATGGCCTGCTATCAAGTATTGTTGCTGGAACTGAGTGTAAAGTATATATTGTTGATAAGACAAAAAAGTTGGTATTGGATGGGCATGTTGTTCAAAGAGAAAGATCTTTAACGTCTAGTGCGCATGATGTGTCTATATCTGGAAATGATAAACTAGCAGATCTTGTGGATTGTTCTGCTATAAAAAGTAATCGTGTGTGGATTAAAAAGAAATTCACAGCTATCATTAAAGCTGTAGCTTCTGAATTTTCAATAGATGTTAATACTACAGCTGTGGCGAGTGATCCTATTATCGATAAATATGTATTACAAACAGGTGAATCAGCTTTCGACACTATAGAGAGACTGTGTAGAACTCAAGGTGTTTTACCTATTAGTTCTTTCGATGGTAAATTGATTTTATCTTACGCGGCAACTGCCGCTGAAAGATGTGTGGAAAATTTAGTTGTTGGTCAAAATATTCTAGATATTAAAGAGACTTCCGATTGGAACGAACGATTTAGTCAATATATATGTATATCACAAAACGCAGGTAATGGAAAAAAGTGGGATGCGGCTATATTGCAATGTAAAGCTGTATCATCAGATGCGTCGGTTACTCGGTATCGTCCGAAATTATTCACAGCAGAAAATAGATCTGATAACGCGATGTTAGTGAAGCGTGCCAATTGGGAAGCACAAGTAAGAGCAGGAAGATCAACAACTTATTCGCTGTCTGTATACGGTTGGTTCCAGAAAATAGCTGGTATCCCGACAACAACGTTGTGGGAAAAGAATAAGCGTATAAATTTAAAAGTGGACGCCTGGGATATAGATGAAGAATTGTTGGTAACTAGTGTTTCTTATTCACTAGATGATAATGGTGAAATTACATCTTTAACATTGCGACATCCAGACACTTATTTGAAAGATCCCACAGCGAGCATATCGATATGAAATCTAAAATAATAGGCAGATTAACATCGATGATTGTCAAAGGTTTGGTGAAGGCTATTGATGACAGTACACAAGTACAATTGGTAAAAGTAGCGACGCGGCCTAATGAAATTATAGACGGTATGGAGAGAATTCAAAATTACGGGTTGAGTTCTAATCCGCCTGAAAACGGTGAAGCTGTTGTTGTGTTTGTTAACAGTAATAGTGAAAACGGTGTGGTCATAGCTTGCGACTCTGCAAGCGATCGTCCTACAGGCAATGACGCCGGTGATGTTTTACTATACTCAACACACGGGCAAATTATAAAACTTGGATCTGATACTAATATAGTGGCCACGCAAAGCGGAACTTTTAATATTGGTAATGGTAGTGATTTTGTTGCAATGTCTGCGAAAACAGATGCCTTGTTTACAGCTGTCCAGACTGCGTGCGCTACATTCGTTCCACCTGGCATTCCGGATGGAGGCGCCGCTTTAGCCACAGCTATAGCCAGTGCATTGTCTAGTATTGTTACCGCGTCTACAAACTTAAAGGCTGATTAATAATGCAACTGCTGAATGATTTTAAATTCGAGTACAAGGCATCTACAGCAACTACATTAGGTCCAGCCGATTTTGTTGTTTCAGGAAAAGATGTAATTTCAGATTCTACGTTTGAAACCTGTGTTACTATAACGCTTGGTACAGATGCTAGAGCAGCGGATTCTGATGTACTGCCGGCTGGTGTTACAACGAGGCGTGGTTACTGGGCAAACAATTTGTTAGGTGTAAATTTAGGTTGTAAACTTTGGCTATTAGGTAGATCAAAACTAGACAACTTAACGGTTGCTTTGGCAAAGCAGTATGTAGAAGAAGGGTTCAATTGGATGGTAAGTGATGGTATAGTATCTTCAGTCGAAGTTACTGTATCAAGATACAATAGTCGTCAATTGAATTTTTTTGTTGTTTTTGTACGACCTGACCTATCAGAAATTGAGTTTAAATTTTTTGCTAATTGGGAAAGCAATACTATAGGTAATTTAAATGTTAACTAGGCCGAGTATAGAAGAAATATATCAACGTATAAAAGCTGATATGGAAAGTAGACTAACAGGAGGTCTGAAAGTTTTACGCGTGTCAATGTTAGGTATCTCTGCAACAGCTTTTTCTGGCGTGACACACTTAATGTATGGGTTTTTAGAGAGTATTTCTAGACAGATGTTTGTTGATAAGGCAGATGAATATGGACTTACACGGTGGGGAAATATACTAGGGCTCCCAAGAGAGGCGCCTACGTATGCTACTGGTTACGTAGCTTTTACAGGTGTGTCTACATATACTGTTGTTGAAGGGACAGTAGTTGTCAACGGTAGCGGCATAGAGTATGAAACTCAAGATGACTTTGTTATAGGCACTGATACAATGGTAGAAATTGTCGCCACAACAGAAGGTGTGATTGGCAACACATCAGAGGATACGTTAAGTTTAAGCGTTCCGGACGTAAGCGTAAACACAGAGGTCGATGTTATTAGTGGCTTGGATGATGGCGCCGATTTAGAGTTATTGGAGAGTTGGCGATTAAGATTGTTGCAGCGATTACAGAATCCACCTGGATCGGGTAACGCCGCAGACTACGTACGATGGGCGTTAAGTGTAGCTAATGTAGATAACGCTTGGTGTATTCCAGAATATTCTGGGTCAGGTACAGTGGCAGTAGTAGTTTCAAAAAATGATTTTGAGTCAGTAGGCTTAACCGTATTAACAGATGTTGAAACATACATAGAATCTGTGAAGCCAGTACCGGCGGCCGTAACTTATCTAGACATAAATCCTATTCCGGTAATATATACAATTGAAATAGAGCCATACAGCGTCGAATTACAAGGTGCTATTTCTGAAAAATTAAATGATTTACATTTAGCTGAGTCTGGCCCAGGAAACACATTATTGCTCTCACATATACGCGCCGCTATAAGCTCATCGGGTGTAAATGATTATGATATTACAGATATAAATGTAGATGGTTCATCGATAGGTGTAAATAATATAACATCATCAACTCCTGATACACCAGTTTTTGATTCATGTGTGTTTAGTGCACTATAATGACTGTTTTATTTGATAAATTTAAATTTGCGCAACGTTGGTTTGAAAACGCTTACTCAGATTTACTCCACGATTTATTTCCAGACGGCTTTATTTGGATATTTGATCGTGTAAATTTTGTAAGTTATTTGCAAGATACGATTGGATCTTCTGTTTTATTGCAAGACAGTACATCGAGTGACACGGTACTACAGGATACCACATATTCATCCGGAGGAAGCGGTAATATATTTAGAAGATTTCTATTTTGTTTCGCAGCAGAATTAGCGCGCTTCGAAGGAAAAGCGTGGGATGTACTGAATCAAACCGATCCTGGTGTCGCAGTTGATTTATTGTCAGACTGGGAACGTGTATTAGGTTTACCCGAAGAATGTTTCGCCGATGAGACGCTAACTGTAGACGAACGCCAAGAGATAGCACACAATAAATTATTTTCTACAGGTGTAATTGCTAATGAATCTTTTTATATTAATTATGCGGCAACAATGGGCTTTACGGTTACAGTTGAAGAGATACCGGAAGATAGCTCTCCCAGAATTATGGGTGTCGCGATAATGGGTGTCGAACCAATGGGTGGATCTGGTGGTTACTCTATACTAAAAATAACGGTAGTTTCAGGCACTGGAAATATTAATGTTTTACAGTGTGCAATAGACAGATTAAAACCAGCACACGTAACTATAGTTTGGGTGATATAAGATGTCTTATGAAGAAGTTAGAATACAGCGGATAATAGATTTAATTGCTAATATAAATTCTGGACAGATTGCCATAGAGCCTGGTGCAGATAGCGACTTGGGTTATGCTATGCTTGGTTATAAAGATTCATCTGGAAATGCTTACAAAGTATTAGTGAAGGATGAACCTGGGCGATTGGCTTATTTAGACTTTGTGGATAATGATGATAGTATAGGTGATGGTCGTTTGCTTTTTGATGATGATACAGATAGTTTTCATGTTGGTTTAAATAGTAGTGTAGATGTCACGTTGGGAGAAGACTCTTTAATACGAAGTTACAATAACTCGGGATCAGAAATAGCTAAGGGTGTAGCTGTTAAAATATCTGGTGTTAATAGTGGAGTACCAACAATTGCATTAGCAGATAAAGATACCGTTACTTTTTCTGATTTTGTATTTGTAACTTCAGAGGATATAGCAGATTCTTCTTATGGTTATATAGCACGTTATGATCATATCGATTCTTTGAATTTAAGTTCTTTTAGCGATAACGATACGTTGTGGCTTGACGATGATGGAGGTTATCAAAATACACAACCAAACGCACCTGCAGTGTCAACCAAGATAGGTAGTGTATTAAGTAATAGTGCAACACAGGGTATTTTATTTTCGGATATTAGTGTTGTACCGAAAATAACAGAGCTGTCCGATGTTAATCGGACTAGCGGCCCCTCGGATGGTCAAGGTTTAGCTTGGTCTGATTCGAATAATCGCTTTGAATTTGTTAATCTGTCTAGCGGTACGGCTACTTTAGCAGACGGTGCAGTTGGTTTTGGGGATTCGAGCAATGAGTTATTTGGCGATGATATAAACTTTACGTGGGATTATATAAACAGATGGCTATTGATAGGTGTCACAGCACCAATAAGCCTTAGTGGTAATGATTGCTTATATGTCGAGGGAATAACTGAACATAAGTCGACTGTATTTTTTAGAGCCGATGTTAGACTATATGACGATGAATTAATGCTTTTTGGCAGTCCAGGTGTTTCTTGCGGTATGTTTTTCAATACATCGCACACAAATGAATGTTTACAGTTGACTGTTGATAATACGTCTAGAAACTTTGTAGTTACAAGTTATGACGATAAAGGTGTGAATTGTAATTTTTCTTCGCAAACAAATCCAACATTGTTCTTAGCATCAGATAGTATAAACTCAGATCAAACACAGTACTTGAGTTTAACACACAACCAGGCAGATGGTTTGCTGACATCAGGAAAAGGGTCAGTAGCTTTTTCAGATGAGTTTGTTGCAGCATCAGACTGGACAGATACAAACATACCTTTATTTAATTCCTCTGCTGAATGGAGTGCAGCATATTCTTTGTTAAGTAGCAGTACTGGATCAGTGTGGGCTTTGATTGATGCGGCCGCTAATTCAGGCAGTAGTATTAGTAATTTGCAAGAAGCTTATGAAGGTGGTAATACTATTGTATCCACTAATTCTGATGGTCTAGTTTCAATTTCTAGCGATGCTAGTGCTACAGTACCTGTGCTTACATTAGCGAGTGGTAATGCAACTACAGGTGGGGATATAATTTCTATAAATAATGACAATATTAATGCTAATGCTGTTTACTTTGAGGGATCTGCCGGAGATGGCGAAGAGGTTTTTGGGCATTTGTTGAAAGCAGATGGTTCTATTTCAATTTTAGGTGATTTTTCTTACAATGGACGGGCTTTTTTCAACGCGCAAAAATACACCGGTGAAGGGACAACTGTATATGGGATTTTACGGGCGGAGGATACGGGTTCAGATTCAGGAGAAGTTAAGGTAGATAGTGATGGAAACGTCACTGTAACAAGTACTGACGACATCATTCTGAATTCTGCAAGCACAATTCAACTAGATGCAACAAGCTATATCACGTGTCAAGACACTTCTGTGCGAGATGTTCAGAATATTTCATATAATGACACATTAACATATGTTCATCTATTCTCGGGTGTTGCTTTTATAAATTGGATCACAGGAACTAATATACAAAAAATAGACTTGGATGCAAACTGTACTTCTGTCAGCATGACAAATCCTGCTGGACCGGCAGAATTGCACTTAATTTTTGAATGCGACGGATCGTCTAGAACGTTTACAAATTTTTCGGGTACAGTCATCTGGTTCGGAGATAGTAATCCAGACACTACGCCTTATGCAGTTCCCGCAAATGAAGATGTTATTGTTAAGTTAATATTTGACGGTACTAGTTATCGTGCTTGGGTTATGTCGCAAGTATAAAAAAGACAAAAATATTTGAGGTAAAAGATGAAAAAGGAAACGACATTAATAAAATCACTTCACTATAAAAGATTATTTACAATTATGTGTAATAACAAAGCATCAATAAAATTTAATTATGCTGTGCTAAAAAATTTAAAGAGTTTAAGTAAAGCTGTTCAAGAAACTGAAAAAATACGTGACGATATTTTAAAAAGTGATCTAGAACTGTCGAATCAGATAAAAGAATATGAACAGAAATTATTAAAGCTAAATAGAAGTGAATCGACAGCATACAAAAAAGATTATGATACGTTGACTGATAAGTATTCAAATGCATGTGAAAAAAGAATAGAACTATTAAATTTGCCTGTTGTTTTCGACACATATAAATTTAATATAGCAGACTTAACTAATGTATTCGACGATTATACGACTGAGATCGCTAATTTGTTGCTAGAACTGGATTTGTTGGAAGATGGCTAGTATATACGAAAGATTAACATCTGTAGAGGTAAATCTAAATAATTTAAATGAAAAAGTTGAGCGTAGGTTCGACGATTTTGAGTTACGACTTACAGAAAAAATAGAAAACATAGGCTCGTGTATTGCGAATGTTGATAAAAAAATAGATGCCCGTGTCAACAGTTGCCCCGTTCTTAGCGCTGTGAAAGAAAATCAAAAAAAATATTTAAAAGAAACGTTAGCTAAGAATAAAATTAAGAAAAATAGAATTATATCGATTATAATATCTATAATTTTATTAACGACTGTAGCATTACTAAATTATCTAAAAGGAAACTAAATGCATAGAATAGAAGATTGGGACGGCGATACTGTTACAGAAAGTGGCCACAACCGATTTAAAGATCGTGCGCTACCCACATATCCAGGTACTGTGGACAAAGCGGAATTCAATAATGCTGTGATGGAGGAATTGTGCTACATTGTGGAAAACTATGGCGGTGATTGCGACATAACACCGTCTGCTGATCGTACAGCTGGATGGCACGCAGTACACGACGCCATATTTAGTGATGGAAACATAACCTCTGATGCAATAGATAATATAAGTGTTGCCAAACTTTCTATAGGTACACTTTCTATAACTTCTGGAACGTACACGTGGGAACAAGCCTACGGAGGTTTAATTTATAAGCAAGATGTTTCGGGAACTATTTATCAGCATACAATGTTTGATAACGAGGGTATCCACATTGATAGAAAAAATGGTGACCCAGAAGATGATGTTTATTTAACTATAGACGGATTAGATTGTAAAATAGAGAATAGTGGCGGTACAGCTACTTTGCTGCGGACAGTGTATGGATCGCGCGGTATCACATACGCTGAAGGACCGGGTAATGTTTCCGCGTTTGAATCTGCCAATGTTCGTAAAGCTGTTTTTGACCTGTCGTCTGCGGCTTGGACGTTAGATGCGGGCAATGTTTATTATTACGGTGCAGATTTGGACTCATCTGGTATACCAGACACAGCAGAGGTATACAGTGCTTTTGTCAAAGTATCATATGGTAGCGGTGGTTATTATCGTCTCCATCCGGCTGACGTGCGCATTAGTGCGAGTGGAGGTTACCTTGAATTAATCAGTATACGCATAGTATCGACAGCGGCACCAGATAACGGTTGTCAGCTAATAATCGAATATGACGCTAGTTCGGTGTCATAAAGAAAGAGGTAATAATGAAAAGTAAAATTGATTTGTTTGTAATGTGTTTTGCTATTGTTGCACTGATTATGTCTTGTGCCTCATTAAAGAATAGTACAGATCCAGAAACGGTCATTACAGTTGTGAAAAGTGCTTGCGAAATCGCTTGTAGTAAACAAGTGGAGATGGATCAAGAGTCATGTTACAAACTTTGTGATATGACAGATGATATTACAGATATGGTTGAAAAAAACTATGATATAAACTTAAAACAAAAATAAAAATGCTATTATTTTAAGTTTCCCCAGCTAGAACCTATTTCTTCATCAACTTTTAACGGTACCCTTAAGTCTAATACAGTTTCACAAGTGTGACGTATTTCTTTAAACACATTATCGCAATCGCCTGGATCGTCAAAATCAAGTTCATCATGTACAGTTAACAGTGGTACACCGACAGAATTAAACAAGCCATCCTCATAACATTTCAACATACCTGCTTTTAAAATATCAGCCGCTGATCCTTGTAATTTTCTGTTTAGTGCTTTATGAAGCATTGCTCGAATTATCTCTGAACCGTATGTCTTTAGCGCTTTGTCATAAGGCAAAGGCTTCGGACGAGCTTCAAAGTAATCACGCCAATTTATAGGTTCATATAAGTTAAATCTAGATTTTCTACCAAGAATTGTGTCAATAAAACCGTTATTCTTAGCAAAGTTCATACACCATTCCATAGTCTCTTTAGCAAATGGTACACTTGTATGATAAGCTTCAAATAATTTTTTAGCTTCATCATTAGCAAGATTAAGATTATTTCCTAATCTAAATTCTGACATCCCATAAACAAGACCAAAATTAATAGTTTTAGCAGGTGATCTATCTAAAGTCATACCAGTCAATTTTTTAATCAAATCGATTGTCATGCTGTGATAATCTGTATTTGGTTTTGTACAGTATAAATGCCTAGCTTCATCACTACCATCACCGACAGCGAAATTGACAAGCATTCTATATTCAACTTGTGATTGGTCTTGTTTTCTCCACCCTTTATTATAAGGTATAAATAATTTTCTAATCTCTCTTCCAAGGGCGGTTCTGTATGGTACTTGTTGTAAATTTGGATCTGACGCTGACAAACGACCCGATCTTGTTCCACTCGCGTCACTGCGTAAAGGGTGAAATTGGCAATGTATTCTACCATTCACACTATGATTTATTATGGCATTTTGTATAAACGTATTTCTTAATTTATCTAACTCACGTATTTCCACAATTAGTTTGGCGATATTACTTGAACTAAATGTTAAGAAATTTTTCGTGAAACTTGGATTGCCCTTCTCTGTTTTTTCGTACGCTAGTCCATTACGATCAAAAGCCGATGCTATACTCTTAGATGCGTAAACGTCAACGGATTGCTTTGCAGTCCAGTTTAATTCTTTCTGCTTTTTTAGTTGTTGTTGTTTTAGTTTATCTGATAGCTTGTCAGCAGCTTCTAAGTCTATTCTTACACCACGTTGACGCATTTTGACAAGTAGTGGAATCAATTTATTCTCCATTATAAATAGATCCCATAAGTTTTCAGCTTTCAATTTTTTGTATAGAACAGGCATGAGCCTGAGCGGAATATCAACGTCGCTCTCGGCATAAGGACCGACAAGTTGCGGCGGTGTTCTGTGGATATTAGCTCGCTGTTTACCGTTTGGCTGTCCCCCGAAAGCTTCTGAGCACCATTGATATAAGGTGTTGCTTTCTTTTCCTAAGCCTAGATATTTTTTGCCTAAGGCGTCTAATGCAACAGGGTCTTGCTCAGACAGTAACGCTTCTGCAAATTGGACATCGTACAGTTGACCTTTAACATCAATACCTTCTTCCGATAACCAACCGACATCATACAATAGATTCGCCCCAACTTTAGGTGTATTTGTGGACAACTCTTTTTTAAGCCAATTAAAAACTTTTTCAGGTTTTAAATTTAAACTACAGCCTACTGTATGACGAACAGGAAGGTACCAGCGACCGTCATTGTCTGCCCCAATAGAAACACCAACGATATGCCCTTCTCCGCGAGCCCATCCCGGTCCTCGCTTGATCAACCCCGGATCATAAGTCTCCACATCGATTGCCAGTAATTTGGCATCCGATAAACGCGGTAAATCTCTAGGCGGTTTCCAGTTGTTAGAAGGTATAGGCGGTATTTTTCGCTTTTTTGCTTTTAGAACTGAATTTATATTCCAAAATATACCTGTCATTTTAGTGTATAATTTTGCCTGCGATTAGTCCTTTTAGGTTTGATCCAGTGAAAGGACATGGGCTTGGGTACGACGAGAAATCAATATGTGTAGCAATGTCTTGTAGATCACTTAATTGCTTATAAGAGAAACGACTGGTTTTTATATTATTTAAGCTAGGTACAATGACTTGTGCTCCTTTGTCAAAATCTATATGAGTTTGAAGTTTATTTTTTGTTATATACACATCACTATCTTTGTTTAAAAAATTTTTTATTTTTTTTAAGCTTTCGAAAAAATCTGATTTAATAGTAGTAGCTTTATTTATATTCGTTTTTATTTCATAGTCATCAGGCCAGCGTGCATCAATACAAGACGTTTTTAAAATACCTTTTTTATATAAAAAATATAAACAATTATCCTTTTCTGATATGAAAGATGGCGCTATGTTAATGCGTAATAAATTCATTACTGTTTGTGCTGGAATGATATAATTTTTAGTCAGTTTTAAATCAATAGCATGTTCAATAAAAACTAAGCTGTTAGTCGACAACATTTTTCCTTGTCGTAATAAAATTCCTGTAGCCCACTGATGCGCAGTATCAGTAGCCATAAATCTCGATAATTTTTTAATTATGTCTAGAAAGTTTTTTGGAACTTTTATTTTTTTAAATTTTTTCGGTGGTTCGACAAAACATGAATCGTGTTTCGGTAAATTTATTTTTACGCCATTGCCAGTAGCAATAAATTTATTATTTGTTTCGTATAAGCTTTCTAATTGAGTAGCTTTATAAGCTTCAAAGAATAGTTTACTATTTACACAAATATCTTGCTTGTTGGAAAACAGATGCCAGGTTGACATAATGCCATCTGTTGTAAAAATTATACCTTTGTGGGTACTAACTAAACTTGTGCTAGGTACTAATTGGGTTTCACTTGTAGTGCCACACACGAAATGTATTGCTTTATCCATAATTATTTTTTGAAACTGATTACTTGGATGTGCGTTTTCGGAGCGCTGGTAGACTGTGTTCTTTGCGCCAGTTACACATGACCACACCGATCAACGCATTTGAAGGATCAAATTCTGGATGCTTTACTCGAATAGAGTTTACTCGCGCAATGACAGCTTGTCTGTCTGGTTGCTCGCCCGTTTTTTCATACATCATGTCTAGCAATTTTCTCAATTTGTTAGACACGCTATTAGCTCTCGGTCCTCTTTTTGTCGTTTCTTTTTCAGCTACTTTCTCTTTGACTGCCTTTTTCTTAGCCGCGCTCTTTTTTTCTACCTTCTTCTTGGCAAGTGTTTTCTTAGCCGCTTTCTTATTGGTAGACGTCTTCTTGGCCACTTTTTTTTCAGCTACATTTTTTTTCTTTGTTTTTTTTGCAGACACTTTTTAAATTCCTTTCTATAAATATTGCTAATACTTTTTTAATATATATTTCTTTAACTTGTCAAGCTTATTCTTATTAAAAATAAAACTATTTGCTTTTTTTGTTGTTATATACAAATAATCGGATTGTATCTCTAACAAATCGGATAGGGTCATGATTATTAAGCGCGTTTTTATATCACGTTCATTTAGTTTTAATAGTTTACTTACTCTATTAATTTCAAATGTTTTATTCGTATGTCTCAACACATATATTACGTTTATAATATTAATGTTTTTTGAATCGGGCGCCATATCAATTACTTTTTACGCTGTTGCCGAAGTCTTTTTCGACGATTCGCATCTTGCTGTCTATTTCGAAAATTTGTGTATTCATTTTCAATGACCGGAATAATTTTTTTTATTCTTGCATCGATTTCTTTGGTGCTAATTTTATTTCTAATGCTATATCCGAAGCTTCGTAATATATTAATTTTGTTTTGTCTTTTTATCTTTTTTATTTCGCATAGACAAATAGCTAATCTTTTTAGCTTAAGCTGTCTTATCTTGATAGAATGTCTCGTACTCATTTTTACTCCTTATAATTTTGAGATTTTGTCCAGCACATGTGTAACAAAAATGGAACTGACACATAACAAATCTGGTTCCCTTGACAAAACTGTCGAATCAAAATCAAGGCATCCGTTTTTTCCGATAACTGCTACTTTATACACTATGCCATTTACTTTTTTAATAACCGATGCACCATATCCATTTGCAAATTTAAATCGCCACTTTTCTCTAGGATCGTTACCCAATCGGTCAAGAATTACGTGTTTCTCACAATTATGCTCAAACGATTTCATAGTCTTCCTCAATTTTCGGTTGTTTCTGTTACCATTTTATTTCGTTTCTGTTCCCTTATTTCGCCCGCTATTAATAATTCTGAGGAGGGCCCAAACGCTCGGCGAGTTTGGTGCCATGTCGACAGGCCTTTTTCTGAGATCTTCTCTTGATGGCCCAGTCTCGATGACATGTGGGTCACGCTTCTCGCTTTGCAGAGAATATTGAATTTTTGATTTTTTCATTTTCATTCTTCTCCCCACCGGGCTAATCGTCTAGCCGCGCTAGACGCCAGTTTATATCTGATCTCGTTACTACTAACTGTTTCAATTCGTCACATGAAAAGAATGTTATAGGATCACATACGTTCTTTTCGTAGACCCAAAAATAATATTGATCGAAATCTACGTAGAAATTGCCACGCTCGAAGATTTTATTCATCTGTATCTCCTTCTTCTCGCCTTTTTGCCGCCATTTCCCACAGATGGCTGATTCTGACAGTCTCCGCCTTTTTTACTGGACAAGTGTCGCACTCGTCCCCGACTTTCCCGGGACACTCTCCACAGTTAAAATATTTTAATACGCTCTCTGCATGAGCGAGCGTGAACTCACCATCGTATTTACACATTGCTGCCCATAGTTCGCTCTTTGTCCATGTCCATGTTTTTTCCGTATTCATCTCATCTCTCCTTTATAGCCGAATCGGCTGCCACTCCCGCCCGCCACAGAGTGACGGGCAGGGTGGGGGTCGGTTCAGACAAATAGTTTTTTCAATTTTTCTACTACCGCCTCGCCCCCATCTCCGATCCAATTGGCCAGGTCGCCCAAATCTTCCTCAGAACAACCGTCGGGACCAGCCCAGCACTCAGCGATCTCCTCAGCATAGTCAGGCAACTCATCAACTGACAGCTCACGCTGATAGAACTGCATGATTGTATTTCGATTCCAATCGTACTCCCCTACCTCAAAAGCTGGTATTTCATCGAGAGTACAGATCCACGTTGTACCTTCGGGAATTCCAGTAGAAACCAACCAATTTAGTATCAATTTTGTCACTTTCTTTCTCCTTTTTCTGGCCGAATTGTCCGCCATGACTGGCGGGCAGGGTGGAGGTCGATTAGTCGTGTGTAATCATGATTGCAATGTCGAAGGTATCATTTCCTTCGGCGTCTGTATTGCCATCCCCTGTCCATTCGGCTACAGCACCTACTGGAGCTATCAGCTCACGTATGCGATGCAACTCGACATCCGCATCGGGGTAGTCGTCACTATCCTCCGGCGATGCCTCTCCCGCTGACACCGCGAGTATGAGTCGGTCATCGTCGGATGAGGCAGAAAGATCATATCCCTCTGCCTCGATTATGGATCGTACTCGATCCAACATATCAGATAGCAAAATAAATTCGATATACCCATATTTCGATATATATTCTGCTGTTCCTCTCGGCTTATGGCCGATCGCTTTCCAAACCTTCCCGTCATCCATCTGTATGATCGCTGTACCGCTGTACGATGGCACCGTTCCCCATCTTACGGTACGATACGACCGATCATCTATTCCATTTAAGAGAGCCAACTCATATGTCGGCTCTTTGCTGCGCAAGTCGCTGGATAAAGATGTTGCACGTCGCACTAGGACGTCTAGCTGGTCAGCACTCATCCCACTTAGGTCGCATTCTTTCGCCATTTTACTCATCTTTTTCTCTTTTTCTGGCCGAATCGGCCGCCATTCCCACCCGCCATGACTGACGGGCAGGGTGGGGGTCGGTTCAGCGATCTGGTCCCTCGTCACTTTCCCCGGACAACCACGCCGCGCATGCAGCTTCGGCATCCTCGGTCGACGGGTATCTACCGAAGATCATATCACACCACATCCACCAGGCCCCCGCTTCGTCGTCTGTGTCGAGGTATAGGAGTCCAGGATCCTCGCTAGCTATCTCTTCTGCATACTCTACACAGACATCATCTAGATGTCCCTCAGTGTCGTCTGCGTATTTGCAGAGCTTAGCGTTGGGGTTTGCGCGCTTGAATTCGATAGCCTCGTACGCGATCAATTTTATCATTTCTTTCTCCTTTACTTGGCCGAATCGGCCACCACTCCCGCCCACCACTGAGTGATAGGCAGGATGAGAGTCGATTCTAGTTACTCGGTCGGCTTTGCTCTATTTCCTTGCCGAGCGCTTCAGCACACATTCTTCCGAGTTCGCCTCTCTCTTTGGTGGAGAGTTCGCGCATCTCGCTCATGGTGACTTTTCGGCCACCGTCTGCCTCGAAAAATTCTTTGATCGCTTTTACATTTGTTGTTTTTTCCATTGCTCTTTCCTCTGTTTTTTTGCTGCTTGATTGCAGCTCATATTATTAAGTATAGGGGCTAAATTAATAAGCGCAAGCCTTTTTTAATGAAATTTATAGATCGCAATTTTTTACCGTAAATCGGCCACCATTCCCATCCGCCACTGGGTGGCGGGCAGGGTTGTGGGTCTAAGATATATAGCGACCTGCATTTTTTGGATCGCTTTTAACGATCCGCATACACAGGGGACAAGGTGTCATCTGTCCAAGATCTGGATGTATCCATGGTCTCACACGTAGGCGATCAGCCCACGATTGATCGTAAGAACCAACCGGAGCACCACAGATAGTACCCCTACAACGATTTGACTTGTCGCGGTACCACATGTTACCGCGTGCTGGTTTCAGCTGTTTTCTGATATGAAAAATCATTTCTTTCTTCTTTCTCGCTGCTTTGTTGCAGCTCATATTATTAAGTATGGGGACTAAATTAATAAGCGCAACAATTAAAAAGCTCTTTTTAGAATTTTCGGATATTTATTATCCATTCTCACTAGAATTTGCTTTGGCTTTTTAAACTCTGATATTCTGTTCAGGGCTTCTTGAACCGTTTTAGGTGGTACAGTTTTTGCAACTTCTCTCCATACTTTACTACCTATAAAAGAGGCAAACCCGACATGCTCAAAGCATAGCCATTCTCGGATTTGTTTTTTTCCACACTGGTAGATCAGCATTAAAGACGGAGGCGACTTTGTCTTGATATTTGCTTTGGCATACAGCCGATCAACGTCGAACCAAATCTTCTCAGTCTCTTTTTTTATTATGTCCCGTTCGTCGTTTTCTTTCTCGAGTCGCGTCATTGCCGGAAATTCATTTCCACAGTCTGGGCAAATTTTTGTTGTTGCATGTACAATTGATTTGCACTTTTGGCAGACCTTAACAAACACATTTCGACCTTTACCGCGACCATTACATTTTTTGTCGGGAACAACGACATCGTTAATAGGTCCGAGTCTCTTAGTATTACCGGCAAAATCCAACACGAGACAGTTCTGTTTATAGGGTGCTGGCCTAGTACCACGCCCAACAGTTTGTACCCACAATCCAGGTGAGCACATAGGTCTAAGCATAATGATTAAATCTATAGCTGGAAAGTCAAACCCCGTGGTTAGCAATTGCGCATTAACAAGCGCACACAAAGAACCATTCATGAAAGCCTTTAGAGTTTCACTTCTTTCTTTATCCGACATTTTTCCATCTATGGTAGCAGCTTTAATACCTAGTCTATTCAATTCCGCTGCGATGTGCCGACTGTGGTCCAACCCCGTGGAAAACACTAGCCAATGATCTCTGTTAGCGCCTTTAATAGTTGCCTCTTTTAGCGCTGCTTTTGTAATAGATATTTTATCGACGGCTTGCTGTAATTCTTTTGGCATATACTCGCCACCTCGGATATGTACTTTCGATACGTCTAATTTTTCATCGGTTTCTTTTGTTATTAAATTAGACAAGTAACCGTGGTCAATATACCAATTAAAGCTGTCGAGTTGTGTGGAGTCATGACAAATGTCATCAAAAATAGTACCTTCAGTAAGCAATCCGCTGTTGAGTCTATATGGAGTAGCACTTAATCCTATTATTCGGATTGACTTATTTTTTAGTTTGAATTGATTAAGTGCTTTTTGATACATGGTATTACTTCGGTCCGGTATAAGATGACACTCATCAACGATTATATAATCAAACACACCTAATTGATCAGTTTTGTCGTAGATAGAAGCTATACCAGCAAAAATAATATCTTCGGTCGTATCTCTTTTTCCTATTCCTGCTGAGTATATTCCTATCGTTTTACTAGGTCGATAGTAGTTAAAAAGCTGTCGATAATTTTGTTGTATGAGTTCTTTTATGTGGGTTAATACTAGCACGCGTTTGTTTTGATACTCGGAAAAGTATCGAATTAACGCCGCAATTATGATGCTTTTGCCGGTACCTGTTGGCATCGCAATAATAGGATTGCCGCGTTTTTTATGTAGATAAGCTAGTGTCTGTTTCAAGACACTTTTTTGATACGACCGTAATTTCATTTGTTTGTTGATTGTCTTACGCTACAGACAGTCTATAACCTAATTCTTGAGCTATTTTTTAAAAGCGGTTATACCAAGCTTAGTTCTAGCGCGTTGAACAGCAGAAGCCGATACACCTAATTTATCCGCTATAACACGATCTGATACTTCACCTAAATGTTATTTGTCCCAAGCTATGTTTTTTTCTTGGCCATAAGCGCACATCCTAAACATAGTATACACAAAATTAATAAAAGCGATACTTTTTTAAAGCTACGCATTTAATTACGTGTATTATTCAGGAAATCGACAAAAATGTATCCTGCCATAGCTTACGATAAGTCGGGACTTTGCTTGCGACTCGACAACAATTACAGCAATTCGCTCTAAGAAAACCGACTACAGCTCTACGTGCGGACAGTAAATCAGTATAGGATCCTTTTAATCGTTCTTTTGGTACATCTATAACACGATAAACATTATCTATTTTTATGATTATATATTTTTTTGGCATACTAACTAACCTCGTATTGCTTCGATTATTTCACGAAGCATAAAGCTATTCGTATTGGCTGGCCCGTACAAAATTAATTCTTTTCGATTCGGCAGTATAATTTCCATCGAAATGTTTTCTGTGTCTACATTTTTTATTTTTGTTTTATATGGTAGTAAATCTTCATGATAAATATGTCCTTCACAAAAAGAATTTGTATTAGATATTAAATTTTTTGGTAAATACTGTTGACATTTCCATGATTTCTTTACAGTTGGTTTGCAAAAAGCGCACGTGCGACAATTTATTTCTACGGGGGCTACCTCCCAACAAATATCGCGATAGTCGCACATCTTGCATTTAAAAAACGTTTTTGTCTTAGCAATACGAGAGGGTGCTGAGTCACTATAAATTATTTGTTTTGCTCTTTTTATATACTCCTTTGCAACCGATTTCTTTATTTTAAATTGTTCGAGATGTATCTCTTCAGTATTCGCATTTAAAGCAAAATACAAAACGTAATTTAACTTCATTAGATAGGCATATACCGTTGCTTGGATATAATGCTGTAAAAAAGCTTTTTCAACTTTGTTCTTTACTAATTGCTTAAAGTACTGATCACCATGTGTCTTTATTTCTAGTACGTGTGGTTTGGGACCTAATTCAATAGCTTTGAGAATACCGTCTAAGCTACCACCAAAATGGCCATCTAGTGTGGATACTTTAAACTGTTTGTTATTTTTATTGTGTGTCCACAATGTAGCGCCGGATTGTTTTAACCAAACCGATACACGTGGTTCAGTGATTAAACCTCGTTCAAAGATTCTTAATTTACGGGCGTCGTGCTTGATTTTTTTTGCCCATCTAAATGTATACCAGATGTATCGGGCACAATCGTGTCCAATAATAGAGGCACCTAGATGATTTCTAAAATTGTACTTAGCGTTTTGCTCGATAGCTGTATTGATACTGCTTAGCAGTTTGTCGGTAGGTTTTATAGGCATGATCGTTCATTACTTTCGTGCTTTTCTACCTTTTTTTGTGGCTTTTTTAGTAGTTTTCTTTGTATTTTTAGTTTTAGTCTTTTTCTTTACGGGTTTTTCTTCTTCCTCGTCATCTTCCCACGGAAAGCTTTCTTCTTCGTCATCTTCTTCCTCGGCATCTTCTTCGACATCGTCCCAAGGTTCTGATTCTTCTTCTGTATCATCTTCCTCGGCGTCGTCCCACGGTTCTGATTCCTCATTTTCCTCTTCAGTGTCCTCTATACTCTCGTCAGCATCCCACGATGTATCCTCGGAATCGGCTTCTTCAAATTTTGAGTAAACTTGAATTTTATTTTGATCTTTATAGCCATTAGTACCCGGTGCAACAACTACATTAATAAGCAAAGGTTTGTCATGCAATTGTTGCGTATTCTTAATACGCTTTATTCCAAGTGCATGACAAATAGCCGACAATTGTGCTTCGGCTATTTGAACAGCTTCTTTATTAGGGTTAACCAGATTAAGACGATCAAATAGAACGCGTCCCTTGTACTCCGGTCCCATTACTTTGACCTTAATTTTAAGATGTTTTCCTTTCCCAGAATTGTTTTTAACCATTTCCGTGGCGACAATTTTTGCCTGATATTCACCTGCTGGTATCAAACCAAAACCTTCGTTAGGTGCGACCTTTCCTGCGTCAAATTCAAAATCTACTCCCATCTAATTACTCCTTAACACTGCGCATGATCTTATTTATTATGCGCGTCAAATTTGGTGACTCTTTTTTGTTTAGTGCACCGCTTCTATCCTTAGCGATGCACTGAAAATTTGCTTGTGTTCTTAGAAATCTTTTTCCATCATTATCAGCTTCCATTCGAAAAACACCGTCAAATAAAAACTGCAACTTGTTTTCTAATTTACCGCCCGGCATATTAGGCGAAAAGTAAACAGAAGAATCCTGCCTATCTACTGTGGATACCTCCTGTGCACTGAAATAAACGTTCTTACCTGGTAGATCTCGAAACTGTTTTATAAGTGGCACAACGCTGTCAATTAGTTCACCATACGCTTGACGCTTGTCTTTGAAACGTGTTTTCGCATCTGTTAAGACTACCTCAGCAATTTCAGTTATTGAATCTAAACATACTGTTTCAAACACTTTCGCTTTTGCACTTTTACTTACAAAATTGAACGCTTCGATTATGTCACCATAACTTCTAATTGGAATAACAGGAATATCAAATTCCCGTAACGAAAGCAAACCACCTTCACAGGTTAAAATGATAGGTTTAGGTGCTGTTGAACAGAGCTTTGTTTTACCAACCCCAGCTTTACCATACACAACAATTTTTACACCGTTAATTCGTGCCTGTTTTTTTGTTGTTGTAAAAATTAAGGACATTTAATTTTCTCCAATTTACAGTTACAAATTCTTTGTCCTGGATTGTAACAATGAACAAAACCTTTATAGCTATTGTAACATTGACGATTACTATTTATATGACTTTGTCGAAATAAATCTTTTGTATCTATTATCTCCTCTTTCCAATCATCAGGAGTATATCCAGTTAACTCCCACGCTAAAACACCTCCAGTAATTTTTTTACTTCTGACAATTCGCTTACTTTTCATTCTACGAAGATAAGTACCGGCTGTGCTTGTAGCGGATGCACCCGTAAGTTTAAAAACAGATACACCAATTTGTTTCGTTGTACATGTTCCATTTTTACGAATATATTCTACAATAGACTTATACTTATAGTTAACATCTTTTTTCATAATATTTTTTTATCAGCTGCTTTTCAGATTTATTAAATACATCGTTACGTAGAGCCCATCTAATATAGCTATTTGGAACATTATTAATATTTTTGCCAGAATGTTTACCGAAAGTCAATATTAATTTATGATTTTTCATCACGACTCTCGTAGGCTCGTGTATAGTTGCTAAACAAAAATTAGATACATCCGTAATACAACCGTTTAGTTCAGTGTGTTTCCACAACATATTTTTAAACACTTCGGCTGTTGCTTCGGTATCATGCAAAGCGTTGTGCGCGTCTACAAAATTTTTTGAAGTATAGCATTTAAAGGCACCTGCCAATGTGTGAGGTAACAATTTTTTGTACAGTACAAACACATCAATGATATTTTTATCCTCTATAAGAAGTGTCTTGTTCAACGCGTTTTTAAAGTGTCTTTGCAGTATCGGAATATCAAAGCCATAGTGATTATATCCTGCCAAGTCACAATCTTGAAAAAAATTGTATAATTTAATAGCTATTTGCTTAAAAGTTTTCTTATTTCTAATTTTTATGTTGGTTATACCGTGTATATCGCTTGCTTCTTTTGGTATATTCATTTCAGGATTTAGTATTATGTTTAATTTTTTTGCTTTATCAGCTGACCAAGCGCCAGCCTGATTAGCTTGATATGTGTATTTTATCGCCGCAATTTGAACGATACGATCTTTTTCCACATCAATACCTGTTGTCTCTAAATCAAAAAAAATAAGATCACGTACTAATTTTAGTTGAAACATATTAATCTTCTTTTGTGATTAATTTTAAATTAGGCTTGGCGGGTTTGACAGTCAAGCACTCATCAAAAATATCTTTTACTTTCTGTGGCAATGCATCATATACCGCTTTGTTTAAATTATACTTTTGGCGCACTACACTTTCTTTATATTGTTTAGGTAAATCATCACATATTTCATCAAAAACCGTCGAATCAATTGATCGTGTGTATGTTTGAACACATTTCAGACTCACCTGATCAGAAAAAATTACTTCTCTTGTGCCTTCCTGATCTTTTTGAAAAATTTTTAAGAAAATTTGATCGCGTATTTTACTCTCCTTTTCTTTTAAATCTTTTAACTGTTTTGTCAGTTCGTTCCAACGCTTAATCAATTCTTTATCTTTTTTTGTTAATAACACTTAAATTAATCCTTTTATTTACCGGCTATTCTATCTTGTTTACCAGGTTTACTATCTCATGTAGCCGTGTTTTTATTTTTACCCGCAAACTTATGTTAGATTCTTCAATTTCATCATAGCTATTAAAATCAATTATAGTTCTATCATGTAATAGCCTGTTAAAAACTTCTAAAAATTGATTTTCGTTTTCGTCTACCGCTATTTTCAGTTCAGCCTGTAAAAGCCAAGGCTTTATAATTGTATACTTCATATATTTTTCCTTCTAAAACGAATATTTCTTGTAACATCATTCGATATACTTTTTTTCAAAACAATGTTTATTATATTCATAATTCGTATAACTAACAATAAACAAACGATATTGAATAAAATAATTAGTAATAGTATACAATAAAGCATTCTTAAACTTTCGACATTGACTTGAGCCAACACTTGTCACTTATCTTATTTATAATAGCCTGTAAAGCTTTTTTTGCATCATAAAAATTAGTAAACCAAAAATGTGGATTGAAAGAAACGTCAACATTAACAGTAGTACTATCTTTTGAATTAACTAGTACTATTTCAGGTTCACTACCATTCAGTACACTAAAACGTGTTACTGTATATTCTTGTATCATATCATCGACAGATTCAGTACCTTCCAAATGATACACAGGTTTATTTTGTAAAGCACACTGGCACAACTCAAGTACTTCAATCATTATTTATACCCTTTTCCTTATCAAATTCTACAACACGATAGCGATCGAAGTCGTTTTCTTACCAATATAATACTAGTTTATCCCGTCTCATTGATTCACCTTCACTAAGCTTTCACACCAGTTTATCGGTACTAACTTTTCGTCTTTACTACTATCGCTTGAGTACCAATAGCCATCGTTGGGTGAATATTCCGGCACATGCAACTTCGGTTTTTCGAAGTATGCGTATATTTCGCAATCTGAGTCAACGGCTATATACGTGCAACCATCTGGCACCACGACATCCATAGTTATTTTCACGGTTTTCATAAATTTAAACCAAGCACAAGTTAATATACCTCATTAAAAGTACAAGTAATATCACCACAAATAATGTTAGTGTCAATATCCCCTCAGCTCTTTTCAAAAATTCGTTTATGCTATCCAGTTTATCTGGTTTATTCTTCATCGTCGCCCCCATCAAGCAAGTACTCTTTAACGTCTTTATATTTAACCCAATCGCCATCATTAATATCATCATATTTGTCGCTACACTCTAGACCTGAGTAAGTGAGTTCATATCGTTGCACTTTTTTGGGCGGGCACGCTGGGCCAAGCCACCTGAAAAACCAAGGGGTTTTTTCTATTGCGCTAAGCGTACATAATTGAGGGTAACAAAGCAATTTTTGTTCACTGTTAAAATTAACATATTGTATTACAGCTTCTCCATTGTTTGTTCCATACCACCAGTGTCCAGGTTTATCTGGTCTATTCTGCATCATCGTCTCCGATCAGATACTCTTTTACGTCGTCGTAACGTATCCATGTTCTCTATTTCTGTATCACTTTGTCGATTCATCATACCATACTCAACTTAGTGTTAGTCATCGATGTCCATCCAGAGTAACAAGGCAGCGTCGACAACTTCCGGTATTCTTGTCGTTATAGGACCTTGCTGAAGAACTTGATACCTGTCAACCTTCTTCGACGGATGCGCCTGGCCGAGCCATTCGCCGAAATCTGACGAACATTCGAATACCGAAACACGAACAGGACGATGATTCTTAATTACGCATAATTCACAAGAATATCCATCAAAAATATCAGCGATTCTTTCCGTCCCATAAGATGTTTTGTACCACCAATACCCTGGCTTATCCGGTCTCATCACTTCACCTCCGTGAATGTTTCGCGCCAGTTGATAACCTTGGCATGGTGGATCGTATTCCATTTTGTATTCCTCGGAACGGGCATTTCCTAATTCCAATCATCACGTAGTCGGTACGATGCAAGCCCATTCACATCAACAGCCGCATGAGATGCATCGTCTGGCACATCGACCTCAATCATTATTTTCACGGTTTTCATTTATTTTCTCCTTGTCGCTCTAGACTAACACACAAAAAATAACCAGGTGTTGCTATCTACAAGCTAACGGACACACCCGGAAAATCCGGCCTCAATCAGCGTGCCTAAGGCGCCGGCACCGTTTAGCTAGGTGCACTAAACTAGTCAAAGCCACGGAGGACAATGGCCTTGACTTAGTAATATATTGCATGCAATATATTACCTTGTCAAGCTTGAAGGAGGGCAACTTGTTAAAAAAAGATCTGCTGGCAATCACCTTAGAAAAATTTAAAGAGTGTAACAAAACGTTTTTAGAGATCAGTGAAGAAACCGGACTACCTTATCACTGGTTAACAAAACTAAGATGGATCAAAAATCCATCTGTTAAAAGAGTACAAAAATTGTATGAATATCTGACAGGTAAGGATCTTGTCTAATGCTACCACGCGAGCTTAAAAAGCTCACACAGTGGTGTGTCAGTGTGTCTCCACAAGACAAGGCACCGCGACAACCAAATGGTGAATACGCATCTGTGAATAATCCTGCAACTTGGTCAACGTACGAAGAATGTAAAAAATCTGGCTATAAATTAATAGGCTTTGTGTTTAGTGATGATGACCCGTATACATGCATTGACTTAGATGACCATGATGACAAGCCTGCCACTGAAGAGCAAAAAAGAAGATTTTCCAAAATAATAAAATATGCAAAATCATACGCAGAAGTCAGTCTTAATAAAAAAGGTTACCATGTAATTATTAAAGGAAAAACATCAAACGGGTTTCATAAGGATAATATCGAATTATTTTCTCAAGGAAAGTATGTTATTCTAACCGGTGATCCCCATGTGAAAAAACCGATAGCAAGACGACAAAAGCTCATAGACACGCTGTGCACTGAATACCTGGCAGTAAGCAACAGCATAGCACAGAATCAACGTGATGGCTCGGTTATGATGAGTGATGGCGACCTGGTTCACAGGGCAGGACACGCCACAGACGGCGACAAATTCAAACGTTTATGCTTTGGCGATTGGCAAGCTGACTATTCGAGCCAATCCGAAGCGGACCTAGCTCTGTTTTCAATACTTTGCTTTTATACAAAAAATGATGAACAAGTCATACGTATATTTAGATCTACGGAATTGGGTAAACGATCAAAAGCACAACGCGACGCTTATATGCAATACAATCTTAGAAGAGCACGCTCAACAGAAATACCAAAAGTAGACATGGAGGAATTTCAAAAGACACTCCGCGTTGAATCAATTAATAAAACGAAGAAAAAGTCAACAAAAAAAGAATGGATCTCCTCGCCTGGTTTAATCGGTGAAATAGAAAACTATATTTATAACAGTGCGGCCAAACCAGTGCATGTTATAGCAGAAGCGGCCGCGCGTTCTTTTATATCAGGTATAGCCGGTCGTGCTTATAATATTAGTAATACAGGTCTTAATCAATACATAATCTTAATAGCCAGTACCGGCAAAGGCAAAGAGGCGATGGCAAGTGGAATCGAAAGACTAGTCTCCGCCATACGCCCAAAATATCCAGCTATTGACGTGAGAATTGGGCCAGGTAATTTTGCTAGCGGACAAGCTATATTAAGAAATGTTGATCGGCAAAAATGTTGTGTGGCAATATTAGGCGAAATAGGCCAGACATTAAAAATTATATCGGACGCACGCGCCTCGAACGCTGAAAAAATGATATTAAAAGTATTACTAGACTTATACGGCAAAAGCGGTGCTAGTCATGTATTACGCGCTAACGTATACTCAAATTCAGAAAAAGATACGCGTGTTGTACAATCACCTGCATTAACAATACTAGGTGAAAGTAATCCACAAACATTTTTTGAAGGTATGACTGAAACACTAATAACAAATGGTTTAATACCGAGATTCACAGTCATGAATTATGCAGGTAAGCGAGTTGCTACAAACCGCAATGCTTTTTTCAAACCGGAGGACAAACTTATTAAAAAAATAATAAGATTAGCTTATATTACTTCCGATATAGAGCACAAAAACCTAATAAAGAATATACAAGTCTCCACAAAAGGTATGAAACGAATACACGACTTTGATCAATATGTGGATGAGCTTATCAACAGATCAACCGACGGGGTACATGCGCAATTGTGGAACCGTGTCGGCTTAAAGGTGTTGAAATTAGCCGGTATCGGTGCCGTCGGTTTAAACGTAGATAATCCGGTTGTTTCCACGTGGGTTGTTGACTGGGCTATCAGAGAAGTAGTCGGAGAGACAAAAACTTTTTTAAAAATATTTAACGATGGCGCATTTGCCGCTGGTAATTTACGTCAAGAGAATGATATTATTAGGGTGATGCAGGAGTACGAAAGAATGTCTGTTGAAAAAAGGAGATCTTATTATGTACCGAAAAAAATAATAGGTGAGAAACGTTTGATACCGTTCGACTATATTAGACGTCGTGTAAGACGTCTAAACAGTTTTAGTAATGATAGACGAGGTGAGGTAAAAGCGTTACGAGATCTAATGCGAGAATTGGTGGAGTCGGGTCGCGTGTTACAAATGGCACCTTCGGATGTGTCTGATAAGTACGGCTTATGGACTTCACTCTATGTTTTTAAATGGTAAAATAAAGGAGGTTTGCTGTGAAAATAAAAATAGATTCAGATGGTTTTTTGGTGATTCAAAGAGGAACTGAATTTAGAGGAGTACACTGTCCGCTGATAAAAGATGAATAGTGTGGGGACTGGTGCGCGCTATTTGGTGAGCCAAAATTAATTAACAAAAATATATTGGTTGAGCTTTGTTATAAAACACTAAGTGTAAAAAAAGAAGACTTTGAGGATAAACGATAATGAAAGATAATATAAAAAAAATAGTTCCAAGCAATTGTGAAGAATATAGGGTGCACGTAGGAAAAAGATGTTACTCTATAAATATTTCTGTCGATGCAACATTAAAAGAAATACAAAAGGCACTAACAGATGTTTTAATAAACGATATGCGTATAGACAAGATAATGAGAATAGCAGATAATCTTTTCAAGCAAACAAAAATTGATCTCTGTAGTCAGTATAAGAAATTTTAAAGAGAAACGATAATGTGTTTATTAAACAAAGAATGTAAAACAGAAAAAGCAATCGCGATAAGAATTCACCAGGAGTGCTTAGCCTATATAAAAGACAACGATATACGCATAACCTATTTGGCCCTACACTTAGATCTACTGTTGCCGGAAGTTAAACGTTTACTCGAACAAAAGTACTGGGGAATAGAGAAAGCAATGCGTATAGCATCAGCCTTAGACTTTAATTTATCGATGACAATATATTATCCTAATTCACATATTCCGAGTGGTTTATAATATGGCAATACAAATAAATACTGTATATCCGATATTCGGTGGAACACTAGACGGTACAAATACAGAAATACTCAGGCCTTATTTAGAATATGACGTCAAGTCAGTGACACCTGCTAACGTTCTTAACTTCGATAAAGATATTGATCCGAATAGTAACTTCGAATTGGAAAAAGAAATTTATAAAAGAGCAACTTTTATAAATCCAAAAAATAACGAAAAAATTGTCGTGTATATATTCATGGGTTACTATGCGAAAATTGAAAAACAAATTTTACAAGAGTTATCTGAACGCTGGGGTCTATAGATGAAACAATATAAAGAAATAGAAATAACAATAAAAGTAAAAGTACCGACTGAAGCTAAATACATAGCAGTAGATAGCAATGGAACAATAAACGCTTTCGACTTAGAACCAATTTTGTATGAACCATGTTATAGTCCAGAGGACAATTTTTGGTGTGTTAGACATCCGTCAATGTTTTTGGAAAGAGTAGTCCCAAGTAATTTTCGCGAAACTTTGATAAAAATAGATTAGCTATGAGACCAACATTTAACGATATTTATATGAAAATGGCTGAATTGATCGCTATGCGATCAACATGCAGTAGGAGACAAGTCGGTTGTATTATTACTACGTTTGATAATACAAGGGTACTGTCGGTTGGGTATAACGGAAACGCAAAAGGACTTCCTAATCAATGTGATAATCCGACAGAACATGGAAAGTGTGGATGTATACATGCTGAAGAAAATGCGTTAATCGCGTGTTCGGAACTTGCAATAACCCCTAAGAAAGTGTTTGTGACGGTCTTTCCATGCGTGATGTGTTTGAAGAAAATTGTTCAGTTACAAAATGTAAAGGAAATTCACTTTTTGGATGACTATTATGGAAATAATTTTACTTTTGAAACAAATATATTGCTACTAAAACATACATACAGTGATTATTATCATAATGATAAAAATAAGAAATAAAGAAGATTTTTATAAACAAGCAGCATTAGGATTTTGTGGAAACACAATGCGCACGTGGTCATCTGTAAAAGAATATTGGCCTTATAGATTACAGTATCCACAAGTGGGTTTACGTCGCACAATAATTAATCACAAAGATAGTTTCGCCAGAATACCATGGGAACAATTAATAAGCAAATTGGATATATATGATATAAAAGAGGGTACATATATTATATCAGAAATACCAGATCCAGGTATAGAAGGGAGAAACGGCCTACAAGGTGAACTAACTTGGGGTAGTTTTAATAAAGGTGCAGATGCCGGTTTTATTTTTTATTATACAAAAACTCTTGGCTACATGCGACACAGACTAGAAGAGTCAGGCGCAATGGCGTATGGCTTTGAAGCTGTAGATCTAATTAGGCGCCACTGCGACGATAATGATTATGAGATGCTGATGAATCTATTCGATTATTATAGCGATTTATCCACATGTGATTATCCTGTGATTGAGTTTGCAATAATGAACAAGAGTTGTGGGGTTCTAAATAGACATTTGGTTATATGGGAGATAAGAAATGGTTACTAATATTGGACTCGTTAAGACAGAAAGGTAAAGCGAAAAATGGGTGATCAAAACTGGGAAAAAGGTTGGTTGGATGAAGTTCTCTCTCAAGCCGATCAAGTGGTAAAAAGTTGGCCTTCCTGTATGCGAGAACCTGAAATGAGATACCCACTTAATCGTCACAGGGAAACTTACGGCGCATCGCCAAATATTACTGAAGAGGTTAATATCACGGCCAAACTGGCAAGCGGTCAAAAAAATGAAACACCGAAATACTGCTACAAATGAAAGTTTAAAATCAATGAAAGTATCTATATGGCTAATACTGATATTAACTATATCCACAGTGGTAGTTGCTATTACGCGACACGATTCGATGGAACCCGTGTGGTTACAGCTTATGATTATCGTGCTGGCCGCGCTGGGGCTACTAATGGAAGAAAAAGCATCAACTAAGGATAAGAGAAAAAATGAAGGTAATTATAAATGCAAGGTTCGGTGGGTGACGAGGTCGGGATGTCTGAGGAAGAATGGACTGAAATCTTGGCAACAAAGCCTAGGGTTTTAGTTATGTATCCTAAGTAAAAAATTAAATTTTATTAAATATGTGCTCAACACCAATACATTTTCTATGTCTGTTCGCTAAAAGTAGGGGACGAAATTTAATACGCGTCCCCTACTTCTTCCCCTATTTTCTCCCTAAAAAATATCAAATATATCAGACACTTAACTCTTTTTTTGGACTAGGGGACGAAAAATGGAAAATAGATGAAAATGAAGTGCTATATATTGAGAGATTTTCTCCCCTCTCTTTTTCTTCCCCTATACCCTATATTATATATATATATATGTATATATTATATATTTTTAGGGAACAGAGTAGGGGACAAAATAGGGGAATAGGGGAAGATTAAGCATGTTTTTGTGTGCAACTAACTGAAATCACTGTGGAAAATACCGTCCCCTACTTTTTTGGAGCGAATTATGAAAAAAATAGACAATTATATTAAATTAAATAAGAATAAAAAAATAGAATTGAAAAAAGCGTTGACCATAAAAGATAAACATATAAAAACTCAAATAGCCATTACGGTAGGTCGAACTAGTTTACGAAGTATAAGTAGGCTTGGTTTGGACAACACATTAATGAGATTAATAATTGAATGTGATGATGAAATAAATAAATTATATAAAATAAAATGTATATACAACGATATACTTTATAAAAATGAGTCTTTAAATAAATCAATAAAAGAATATAATATAAATAAAAAAAGTGCTATAGATTATTTGGAGCGTACTATTACAAAGTGCACTCAATGCGGTAATGATACTAAAAAAACTATTTACTTTAAAAATGAATTTTTGTGTCGAAATTGTTTGTGCCCAAATGAAGATCATGGTAGATTACTAGTTATTACTGTGGAGAATTTACATACGATGCATTGCGGTGATTTTATGAAACGATAAAGGAGAACAAAATGAAAAATTCAGTCAAACGATGTGAACGAAGTTATAAGATGTTTTATTTTTCAGGAACACCGGTCCTGGCAGAAGTTACCTTGCTACAACCTTGGACACTGCTTGATGTAGGACTTAACTTTAATGTCGCCTCAACACAAGACAACGAGCTTGTTACTATTAATAGAATTGATACAGCTATGAATTCTTGGTTACTAAGCTGTTTTGATCCGAGTAAATTAAGCGCTCCTGAGGATGTCTCTAAAGTTTGTCGCTTTGAAAAGGGTTTTCAAGCTAATGATACTGTATCGATTAGTTTTCTAAACACAGACCAACGAAATATTAATGTTTGCGTTCAGTACGAAATAAACTACGATATTGGTTGAGGTTATAAAATGAAATCAATGAAGTATATAATAGGTGTTTTGATAATGACGAGTTTTATCGGTACGTACACATTTTTTAATAGTACCGATAATCAAATACCAAACGAAATTCCAAACACTATGGTTTTGTCTGATTGTGAAAATTGTTTAGATGCAAGTACAGACGCGGACACAGATACAGATATTGACGTCGATACAGATACAGATGTCGACACGGACACAGACGCCGATACAGATACGGATACTGATACGGATGCAGATTAACGGACGACAAAAAGGTGCACAAGCAGAAAGAGAAGTTATCAAAAAGCTACAAGCTGTTGTAGATTATGTTCTCGGAAAAGATATGTGTGTATTAAAGCGTAACCTAGAACAATATCGTGGTGGTGGCGCCGATGTAACTTGTTCCGTGGAAAGATATGACTTGTTCTCTTTTGAAATTAAGCGTTGTGAGAAGTTGATGCTTGAAAAGTTTTGGAAGCAAACATTGAAGCAAGCTAAACAATCAAAACGTCGGCCCGTGTTAATTTTTCGGCGTAATAGAGAATCCTGGTCTGCTATGATCTTTATAAATTTAGGTACACAAAAAAATATCAAGGCTATTATTTCGTTGAATGATTTTTTGAAATATTATGCTGAAATGTTAAACAGAAAGAGTAAAAAATGCAAGTTGCACACGTAACAGGAGCTATAGCCGCAGATGATTCTATATTAGGTTTTAAAAATAAAAGTGTTGCTATAGAAGTAGCTTATCGTTTGAGACAAGCTGGTTATGCAGTTATATGTGTGCATGAAAATTTGGTTGGTAGTGATGTGCTGAATCACCAACAATGGCTAAAACATGATTTGGCAATCTTAGAGCGTTGTGATGTGTGTGTTGTGTGCGATAACTGGTATGATTCAAAAGGAAGTATAGAAGAAATTCAGTTCTGTTTAGATCGTAATATTAAGTTAATACGAGCATCTATAAAAGATAAGCTTCTAATATTAACAGATTTTGTTTTTAGTAGACCGACCGAGGTATGACTAATATGGATTTGCGATTCTTTATATTGTTGTTTGTAATAAGTGGTGCAGATCTTTATGAATATAACTTTGGAGTGTCTGTGTATGGCATTTTGTTTTTATTTTCCGTAGTGGCGATTTTTATAGAGTTGATAATGAGATACATAAATTATTTTACAAAAAGAAAAAATAATAATGACTGACGCGAAAATAAAAATTGATTTAACTGAATTTAGTAAAACAGCTCGAAAGCATATTAAAAGAGATTGGCCTGCTTTTGTTGTCAATGCTTTTTCAGAAATGGCTGAAATGGCCAGAGATGGTGCGCGAATCTTAACGGGGCAACGATTTAAACTACACTCCGATTATGTGATTAAAGGTATCAAGCATTATCCACAAAATGCCAATCAAAAGAACATGGCAGCGCAAGCGTTGAAAAAACATGGTGATATGAATGCATCGGTATATTTACGTGGTGCTAGAAATGCAAAGAAAAGTTTGCAATTTATGGCAGATCATGAGTTTGGAGAACAGCGTAATGCGCAAAATAAGTATATCGCTGTTCCGACTAAAATGTTAAAGAGTAAAAATTTTCGAAGTAATAGAGGTAGAGTCAAGAAATCTTTTACCCCTAAACATCTTTTGAAACGATTCAATGAATCGGGTAGTACGTTTGATGGTAATACCACACGATCTAAAAGTAGAGTACGTAAAAAACGTATGCCAGGTAGTCCTTTCATTGTTATGGGGTCGTCCGGTAGACCATTTATTGTTAGACAAGTTCGACGTTCTAAAAAGAATAGTAAAGGTAAATTAGAGTTCTTGTATATACTTAACCCTAGTGTCAATATAAAATTGAAGTGGGGTTTTGTTAAGATTGTATACCGTGTCGTTAGAGCGAATTATAGTAAAGTATTAGGTAAATATTACAAACGATTGCCTAATTATCGAGGAAAATAATTTTTCACGCTTTTTTAATAAAAGCTTGACAGCTTATTAAAAAAGGCTAGACTCAATAATAGGAGGTGTAGTGATGAAAAACTCGATATTTTGTTTTATGTTATTAGCAAGCATTTTGTTTGGTTGCTTAGAAGCAGAAACTATATATATTGATAAAAATTGTAACATGGATGAGATACAAGCGATATTTCGAGCGGTCGATAAAATTAATGCTGTCTTAGGGTACAAAGAAGTTGCGGTTGTCGGCAGTAAAAAGGTTGATTACGAAATTGAAGCTAATGAAACAAACGGTGTATCGATGTTCATGTGCATTTCCAGCAACTCAGATGGCGCACATTTTCCTAAGTTTGATATTAGTGTTGGACGTAACTGGCGAGATGATATTTATGTACGCTCGGATATAACAACGTACGGTGATTATGGTATTCGAGGTTTTGAGTCAGTGGCTATGCATGAGCTGATGCACTTTATCGGTGTTGGTGGTGATGAACACACAAATGATTCAAACGATGTGATTAGTAAGTATTTTAATCCAAGTACTATGCCGATTGAATACTCTGACACTGATAAAGAACTAATAAAGAAATATTCAAGGAGATGATAAATGAATATAACAGTAAGGGTTAATCCATTTACTAATGAGGTGATTTGTTGCCAGCGATTTAGTTTTTTGATAGAGGCTAATTTGCAGAAAGCGGATTTGCGATATGTGGATTTGCAAAACGCGAATTTGCGCTATGCGAATTTGCAGGAAACAGATTTGCGGTGTGCGGATTTAAGATACTCAGATTTGCAGGAAACGTATTTGAAATACGTGAATTTGCAGGAAGCGAATTTATCGCATGTGAACTTTGGACAATCATATTTGCAAAAAGCGAATTTAAAGCATGCTATTTTGAGACAAGCGGATTTGTGTCACGCTAATTTGCAGTACGCGGATTTGCGTCACGCTGATTTGCGTTATGCTGATTTGCGTTACGCTGATTTGCGTCACGCTAATTTGCGTCACGCTGATTTGCGTCACGCTGATTTGCGTTACGCTGATTTGAGTCACATTGATTTGAGTCACACATCGATAAAGAATTAATAAAGAAATATTCGAGGAGATAATAAATGAATATAACAATTAAAGTTAATCCGTTTACTAACAAGGTTATTTGTTGTCAGCAGTTTGATACTTTGCGGAAAGCTGATTTACGGCGCGCGAATTTGCAAGGCGCGAATTTGTGGCACGCGAATTTGCAAGACGCGTATTTGTGGCACGCGAATTTGCAAGACGCGAATTTGCAAGACGCGGATTTGCAAGGCGCGAATTTGCAAGACGCGGATTTGCAAGGCGCGGATTTGCAAGACGCGGATTTGCAAGGCGCGAATTTGTGGCACGCGAATTTGCAAGACGCGAATTTGCGGCATGCGAATTTGCAAGACGCGTATTTGTGGCACGCGAATTTGCAAGACGCGTATTTGTGGCACGCGAATTTGCAAGGCGCGAATTTGCAAGACGCGGATTTGCAAGGCGCGAATTTGTGGCACGCGAATTTGCAAGGCGCGAATTTGCGGCATGCGAATTTGCAAGGCGCGAATTTGCAAGACGCGGATTTGCAAGGCGCGAATTTGGATTTTTCTTCTGGTATATCATTATGGTGTGGAGGTCAGAGTATTAAATTAGACACGAAGCAATTGAAACAAATTCTCTCGCATACCTTTTCTATGCAATCGAACGATGCTGAGTATTTGCGGTTGAGAGAAGAAGCGAGAAAATTTTGTTTTGAGTCACATATAGCACAGCATATTGACTGGCTCAAAGAAAGGTAATTCAAAATGTTTTTTAAAGATTATATTGAAGAAGCCGTTAAGACCGAGTCGAATGATTTTGATGCCATCGGTGGACGCCTCAATAACGAATACGTCGTCAGAATGTTGCACGCTGGTTTGGGTATGGTTACAGAAACTAGTGAATTGTTTGCTGCAATAGATAAAATGGACTTAGTAAATATAAGAGAGGAGTTAGGTGACTTGTTCTGGTATATAGCTATAGCTTATGATTCTATTAACACGGAATGTGAGTTCACCTCTAAATGCTATCCATATGTTCCTTTGTCAAATTGGTGGAAAGGTTGTGGAGAGTATAAAATGGAGCATTTGCTACTACGCAGTATAAGTGAATTCATCGACTCTATTAAGAAGAATATATTTTATGGTAAACCTTTAGAAAGAAAAGAAGTACTATATACGTTACAAAGTATATTTAATAAGACTTTTTGGATTATGGGTTCGTTTGATTGCATAGACTTAGATAGTGTATTGACGGACAACATTAAGAAGCTTCAACTAAATAGGTATGATGGATCATTTAGTGAGGAGCGTGCGTTGAATCGTGATGTTGAGAATGAGCTTAGTCATATGAAGGAGAAGTAATGATGCTGGAAAGACACGACGCAATAGAGCGTGCTCAAAGTTTGGTAGGTACCACAGTGTTATATAAGAGTATAGATCATAACGATAATGTCTATACATCTAGCAGTACAGTTAGTCATTTTATTATATACAAAGATTGTATAACTGTGTTTCTATACGAAGCAGACATGGAAGTACCTTTAGAGGCTTGCTTTAACTTTAGATACAAGGAAATTTGTTATGTTAATTCTGATTATTAATAAGCAACAAGCGTGCCATATTAAATTTAATAAGGCTTGGGTCCTTCTAAACACCTATAAAATAAGGGTCACGGCAAAG